ATGAGCGTCATCACGAAGAAGACGGAGAAAGTCAGTGAGGTTGTAGGTGAACTGCTGGATGGATTTACGTTCGAGCAGTTTCTCACGGCTTTTCAGGCGGGGTTTCCGAAGGACTGGTCGAAGGTGGTCAGGGAGTTCGAGAAGCACGAGCGAAAGACTAAGCCAGGGAAGTCGCATCCGATGCCAGAACCGGCCGAGTACATGCGTAACGCTCTCAACGTCTATCTGAGCAGCGCCGGCAAACAAGCGTAGGGAAAACGTATGGCACTTGCCGAAATTGCGCTGGATGGCTGGGAGCTCGACGATGCGGAACTGATCGCTCAGGCGTATCCAGCGACATTCTGGTTGCCCGAGCGCGGAAGACGAGAGTCTCTCGCTCCGGGTGATCTGGTCAAGTTGATCTTTCGCATTCGTACCGTGGACGAAACCGGAGCCGAAGAGATCAACGTCGAGCGCATGTGGGTTACGACGGAGCGGGTCGAAAACGGGCTGTACTTTGGACGGCTTGATAACAATCCACTATGCACAGGCGACATGACTGCGGGATTCGAAGTCGCATTCCAGCCGTGCCACGTAATTGGTATCTGGGATTCGAACGACTAGGAAAAAAGGCGATGGACCCCGAAGAACGCTCGTTCGAACCCATTGACGCTGACGATTTGGCGCGGTTCGTTCTAATCGCGTCACAGGACCGTGATGACTTCTTCGCCCGGCATGCGCATCCTCAGCGATTCCTTTGCTCGGCGTTGTGCCAGGGCGCTGCGCAGCACTATGTGGACCGCGCAAATGGAGTGAAGGACATTGATGTGTGGTCATTCTTCGCCAAAACCGAAGGCGTTCCGGACTTTAACGCACGGCGAAGGGTGGAGCGCGGATCTTGGACCGTCGAAGTTTGGCGTTCACCCTGACGATGCGAAGCGAGGCTTCACGGGGCGCCGGGTGGACCTTCTCGGGCGCTCAATCGACGTTGCCCAGGGTGAAGGTCCGGTGGAGGCAGTTCGTCGTTACCTCCGCGAGTGCAAAACGGACAGCGCGTGGCACCTGCAGAAGAAGGTCGTCGTGCTGTTGGAACCCAGGGAACTGGCCGGCACCATCGTGTGGCCAGTCTGACCGGAATATAGGCGATGAAACGGCATGAATTGAAATGGGTTTTCAGCTGCCGCCAGCAACACTTTCGTTGGTTGGCAACGCACTGATCGTCCTGTGCGCTTGCGCTCTGGGCGCCAAAAAAAACGCCCACGGCGGGCGTGGGCGGTGGAGGCTCGCTCGGGGGAGCGAGGAGGTTGGGCGCGCAGGTTCTCACAGGATCCCTCGCGTTCGCTACGCCAGTTGAAAAAACTTGAGGCTTGTGAATCACATTTATTGTCACCTGTGACGGTCCAATTCCTTCTGGTAGAAGAACTACTGACATCTGCCTTTCGTTTCTTGCAATCGGCTTTTGCTCTGGTCTGCTGTGAACATCTGGTGAGGATTCGTTGCGGGTCGCAGTCCTACAATGGCCTGCTGTATTGGCGCAAGCGGGTGTATCAGTAGCGCCGCCCGCTCGCCGAAAAGGCGCGTAAAACAGCTAAAGCAGGTGGAGTTGTTGCAGTGAAGGTTTTCAATGCCCGGCATTTTTTGAGGAATGTGGCGGCGCGCACGCTGCACGAGTTCGTGCAGGGGCATGTGCTGGCGCCGCGTTTGGTGGTGGACTGGTCCGGGCCGGACGACACCTTGTCGGGGGTACTCTGTGACGCGGTCGAAGCGTTGGAGCACCAAGTCGCCACCACCGATCTCTCCCCACGCGACCGCGAAGCACTTGGGCACGATTTGTTGCTCTGGTCCGATGACCTGCGGCGGGCCCACCTGATGGCCAACGGGCTCGCGGGGGTCGAGTTCCGGCGCGCATGCCAGGACGATCCCGATGCGCTGGAGGCATTCGCCTCCCGTGACGAACGAGAGATCGCGCTGTGGATGCTGGCATTCCGCGACAAGATTTTCCGCGACGTTGAACTGCACCTGGCCTTCCGGGCCAAGACCAACGGCAAGTTCTGGAAGAAACACCGCATCCAGCGCGGCCTCGAGCTGACGCACGAACGCACGCGGCTTGAACAGTTCTGCCACGCCGTGGCGCAGCTGTACAAGAAGTCCGGCGGCGGCGACGGCGTGCATATCGAGCTCTCCGAACGGCGATGCACTTCAGGTGTGTCGAATGCCATGTCCAGTTTCCAGCTGACCCTCTATGTCGAGGGGCCGGTGACCGCGCTGACACACTTCTCGCAGAGCCATTTCACCCGCGTCACCACACGCGTCGCGCTGGAGTCGGCGCTGGTCTACCATCCGGCGACCGGCGAAGTGGAAACCGTCGTCAAGGGCGGTGCCAAGAACCACACCGCGATGCTGGAGTTGTTTGGCAAGCATGTCGTCCAGCAGGATCTTGCCCCCGAGCGGATCGAGCCGCAGCGCTACCACCTCAACGCTTTGCGTGACGGCCTGCAGCCCTACGAGGACTGGTCGGCCTACGGCGTGGAAATGGTCCGTCTGCGCCGCGCACGCCTGACGCCAGTGGGCATCGCGGGCGTTAGCTTCACCGTCGAGGCTTCCCCCGACAAGGCCCAGGGTGACGCAATCCGCATCGCCCGCGCGGCGCTCAAAGTCGAGCATATGTTCGAGGCTGAATATCACCTCGACGCTGCGACCGTCATCGTCTACACGCAGGTGGCCGATGGCGGCCGCGCCGGCCACTTCAGCTTCAACATCCGTGCTTCGGGAGTGTCTACTATCAAAAACCTGTCGCTGAGAAACCAGGTGCTGGCCCGCAAGGTTCTGCAGGCGCTGATGGTGATCGACGCCGAGGACGAGGCCGCGCTGGTGCCCATGGGGGCCGCAATCGCATGAGTCAGGCTCAGGTTGATGCCACGGTGTTGCTATGCCGGCTGCCGGAGCGCGATAAGCCCGAATACAACGGCCAGGCCCTGTTCGACGCGGGGGCGGAGGCTGCGACGCATCTGCTGCGCGAGCGGCTGCTGGTGGTAGGTCACCCGCTGGACTGGGTCAACTGTCCGGAGTGCTGCTCGGAACTCGCACGGGTGGTGCGCGATGTGTCGGCCGACCGGATCGCACTGCTCTGCCCGGAATGCGAGGATGTTGACGCGTCGCGTCGTCTGCGGGAGACGTACAAGGCGGTGCCGGCGCGGGCCGTCGCAGCCGTGTTGAGCGGGCTGGGGATGAACGCCGGGGGCATGAAGGTCATCGAACCCGATCGGGTATGGCGGCTCGGCACGACGGAGCCGACGCGAGGTAAGCCGCTGACGTGGTATTTCGGGCGGCAGCTTGGGCGCCCGGAGGTCGGCGCGCGGCTGCGCGAGCAGATCCAGCTTGAGCGCACCGCGAATTCCTGCGTGATATTGACCAGCAGTGATGTGCCATTGCCAATCGGCTCACCATTGGCGGGCTTCGACGTCCGCACGCTCCGTAGCGTGGCGCGAATTGGCCAGAGCCGCTTCGAGTTCTTTGCGGACCGGCAGGCCTCGCCGAGGGCGCAGCAAGTTGACGAGGCTCAGCCGATGGTGAGGGCGCAGACCACTCTGCGCTACGTGCGCTCGCTGGGCAGAGTCTTCATCGAGGGCGCCGAATATCCGCTGGAGCCGCGCCAGCAGGCCATGCTGCTTGCCTTGATCAACGATCTGGATCACGAGATGGGCAAGGACGCGCTCAAGACCGCTTGTGGCTCGCAAGCGCAGCTGTTCTCACCGAGCAAGGACTTCCGTCGCAACCCGGTCGTCTACCAGACCTTCATCCGCTATCTGCGCGACGATGAACGCTATACGCTCATCATTCCCGACGACGATCGGGACTGGTTGGGGTAGACGCAGCAATACACCTTGTGCGTTAGCGCCACCGGTAAGTTTAACGGTCATTTCGGTCTGGTTCAAATCATGAGCGGGCTGGGTTAGGGCAACCAAGCAGAATCTCGATCAACGAGCGGTTGCACGGCGCCTCGAGAAATACTTCGCAAGCCATTCAGTAGGGAGTCGTCACAGATTTTTCTCTCTCATCTTTATCTTGGATTTCGCCGTCTTGTATATTTCATGGGCGGAATCACTGGGCATCCCATCTCGCCGTGATGAGAAAGTGGAATAGTGGCTGTTGAATATGCGTCGATCACTTTGCCAGCGACCGCGAAGACATCCTTCTGAAAACCACCGCTGTATCAATTCATTCGCCACAAAATTATTGTATGCGCGAACGCAATTAACGACTATCTGCGCGATGTCCTGAATTCCTTTATTGTCAATCTCAACTTGTAAGCGACCCGATGTCGCAATCTTGAGATCCCTTCGATTTGTATAAAGTAATTCGCCGGAGGAGTGTGCGATAGAGTGCCTGAAATTGCAGATTCTCTCAAATTCCTCAATGGATACCCCGATGGATGAGGTTTTTGAAATGGAAATCCCCAGCATATTTTTGGTGCGGTTTATTATTTCGCCGGATGATGTCAGGCCCTTCGTGTCCGAAAATGCAAATCCTAGGTTTGATATTCCGAATGTTGATATCGCACCGAATGCGACCTGCTGCTGGGCCGCGGCCTCCGCAGCGATCGGACAAAAACTCAAGACTTCAGAAATTATTCTCCTAAAATACGACTCCGCTCCTGAAAAAAGCAGCAGCAAAAGATTTGAGCGAAGGCTCGGGTCACTGGCAAACGGATCCTTATATGCGTTGACTATTACAACATCACGAACACGATAAAATGTGTCAATTGCTGACTCATTGGGTGGGAAAACAGATTTGCACAAGTCGGAGAATTTTATGGTAACCGTCGATTCTTCGTTGTTGTATTTTGCGAGCATGACGTGAGCCCCAATATTCACATGCTCACAAATTCTTCTGCAGCATCATAGATGCGTTTTGCCCACACAGGCCCGACATAGGGGATGGTGCGCAATTTCTGTCGATCATCGGCCAGTATGTCATTAATTGTGCGCAAATTCGTATGGGAAATAATGTCCTCGAGTTTTCGCTCTGGTAGTGGCAATTCTGTTAGAGATAGGCGAAGAACCTCTGCATAGATACTTCCGTCGCGCAACTCGGTGCCGCATTTCATACAGTACCTTTGATCTGAAAATGCTCGTTGTGTTCCACATTTCGGACATTGCGAAAAGCTCAGCTTGCAACGGCCTTCGTAATCGCTTCCTAGCAAAGTGGAGGCCTTTGCGCGAACTAATGATTGGGAGCCTCCTGCAGATAGCCCATCACAAACGGTACGTAGGGAAAAACTTCTACCGAGCGAAAGCGCATTGTCAGTTGCCACAAGTGCGTGATGAAACATATACCTTCGGTAGGATCCCTTTCCGCGGCTTTGGCTACCAACATCCCGAACAACGCCGGAGTATTCAAGCATATGTAAAACCCTCTCGAGATTGGGGGAGATCGGCTCTTCAATACCTACGATTGTGGTTTTCGCTCCCGGCGTGACATGATTCATGTTAAATCGGCGAAGTTGATCAATGAATGCCCTTTCCAAATCGATGCCAACCTCGACGAAGTGCGTAAATTTCGGTAGACGAACGGAAAGGGATTTAAATATCTTTCGCACTGAGGCGGCGTGAGCTTCAATAATTGGCTTCACTCCAGACCAGCCGGCCTTCGCTGAATTTTGATCGACAAGTGCCGACAGCATATTCAGAAACCCTCGGGGGATTCCGAAAGCGACAAGTGCAAGTAGCTCGATTTGCTCTTCCTTGCCCTCGAGTTTTCCTCGCATCTCGTCAGAGAAGCGTCTAGAAATGAGGCTTTTCATATTGTCAATGTATTGAGGGTCTCCAGCGTCGTACCATGCGCTCAACTCTTCTGCTTCATGTCCTATATGGAAATTAGGTGAATATGATGTAATTCCGGGGTACACAGCCGCTTTGGGGGCAATCGATTTTGTTCGAAGCTGTCTAAATATTTCGAAGAACTCCGCTTGCTGCTCACCAGAGAAAGCGTGAGCAGCATCATCGAGCAAAAGAACCGCACGAGAAACACCTTGAGCATTGCAAATTTCTTCAAGCCAGGCAGCAAGCTCAGAAGGGGAAAGTAATAGATCGCTGTCATCGGAAACTTCGCCACGCTCCAGTCCAATAATCAGCTTCTCGGCTTGAATTGCAATGCGAGCAAGATTGCGAGGCAAATCTAGCCCAATCTCGTCTGCGGCAGCTTTTGCTTCTTTCGCAATTTTGCACAGAACCCATTGCCGAAATATTAGTGTGGCATTTGAGTGGGAATGAAAGAGAGGCTCAAGAGCCATCGATCTCGAATAATTTACATATACGGGAAATGCCGCGCGCTCGGAAAGAAGCTGGAAATATGCGATCCTCATCAACGTGGACTTCCCGCAACCTCGAGGTCCAATGAGCAGTTTTGCTCCGGGACCTTTCAGCTTGCGGAGGTTCAAAGAATCCTTGTTTGTAAGCATCGTCCAATCGGACAATTCTTCCTTGCTGAGATTTTCAGCGCGCTCTTCAAAGATATTCGACTGATCGCCACTCATGATTATGATTTGTTCGGATGAACCCGCTTCTCTTCGAAATCGTTCGGCTTGAAATCATACACCTCGGCAAGACCTTGTTAGAAGGGGCAAGGCTGATCGGCAATCTTGACAGGTTGGCTCTAAGGTAAACCCCGATCAGGAGGCCAAACCGGCCCTGTTGTGTGTGCGGCGAGTAATGTGCGGATATTCGCGACAGCCGGCCACGGGTTGGAGGCGCATGGGATTCAAGTGTCCGCTGGCTAGGGCAAAGGCGATGCTGGCTGGTGCGGCCAGTAAAGCATATCAGTCAGGGGCCGTGCATGACCGAACTCACTTCGCTTATTGACTTTTTTGCCCAATTTCTTGTGCGCTTCGCGCGCTCTGGCAGTCCATCCGTTCCTCGTTGACTCACAAGAGGCGCGCCAAGATATGCATAACGAGTGGGCCAGACTCGGCCCTCGATCCTTGCTGGCGAAGCATCTGGGAACTCTGTAGTTAATTGGCTATCGAAACAATGATTAGATAGTTAATGGCAATGGTGTGGGCCGAAGCGTTCTTGCTCACCACCCAAACTATCTGAGCCCGGTTCTGATAGCAATCAGGCCGGGTTTTTTTGCGTCTGGACCGCACAGATTCGATTTGTATAACGACTTTGACGAATCTGAGTAACGGTCTGAGTAATCCCGTTCGAGACGATACGGACATCGGTTGCAGCGCTGGCGCAAGCCCCCGCAGCCGGTGTGTATCCACCCTTGAACGCAAGATTCCATGTCGTCTGACCAGACCCTCGACGCCTCCGGGCGTCCCCATCTGACCCCGCGAGACCTCGCCCTCCGCTGGGGCAAGGCCGAAGCCACCATCGCGCGCTATCGCTCGGACGGTGTCGGCCCGCGATTCCTCAAGATCGGCGGTGCCGTGCTGTACCGCCAGGAAGACGTCGAGCGCTTCGAGCTCGAGAACCTGTTCGCCAGCTCGAGCAGCCGTTCCGAGGAAACCGAGTGCGACACCGCTACCAGCCAACACGCCACAGCCCAGTACCTGCAAGGAGCCGCAGAATGAACCTCGTCGCACTCCAACACGCCATGCACCTTCCCCCGGCGCACTACGCCGAGGCGCCGCTGGACACGTACCGTCAGTTCATCGCCCAAGTCGAGCAGCTGCACGCGTTCACCAAGGAGGTGCGCGCATTCGCCGATCAGATCAATGAACTGCGCTATGCCGACCTGGCTCGCCAAGCCATTCTGGCAACCGGCCGCGACCACGGCACGGTCCGCATTGATGATCACGGCCAGACCGTGAAGTGCGAACTGGTGAACAACGTGGTTTGGGATCAGGCCAAGCTGCGGCAACTGGCGTGCAATATCGCCGCCTCGGGCGACATCCCCGAGCAGTACATGACCATCACCTACAAGGTGTCGGAGAACAAGTACAAGAACTGGTCCGACGTCTTCCGTAAGCAATTCGAGGCGGCTCGTACCGTGCGCCCCGGCAAGTCCACCTTCACGCTGGAGCAGCCGCAAGTCGTGCTCGCCGGCCAGGAGGCATGGCAATGACGCTGCCCATCATCAGCGCAGAGCAGCGTCTGGCCGAGCCCCGCTGCGCCAAGATCGTCCTCGTCGGCATTCCCGGCGCGGGCAAGACCAGCCAGCTCAAGACCCTGCCCGAGGACAGCACGCTGTTTGTCGATCTGGAGGCGGGTGACCTGGCGGTGCTGGACTGGTACGGCGACACGCTGCGCCCGCGGTCTTGGCCCGAGTTCCGCGACCTGGTCGTGTTCCTGGCCGGCCCCAATCCAGCGGCCAGCCCCGACCAGCCGTACTCGCAGGCGCATTTCGATGCGGTGTGCAAGCGCTATGGCGATCCGGCGCAACTGCGGAAGTACAGCACGTACTTCGTGGACTCGATCACCGTGCTGTCCCGGCTGTGCCTGGCCTGGGCCAAGACGCAACCGCAGGCGTTCTCCGAGCGCACCGGCAAGCCGGACACGCGGGGCGCCTATGGCCTGCTCGGTACCGAGATGATCGCGGCACTGACGCACCTGCAGCACGTGCGCGACAAGCACGTCGTGTTCGTGGCGATTCTGGAAGAGAAGGTCGACGAGTTCAACCGACGGTTTTTCGCGATCCAGCTCGAGGGCAGCAAGACCGCGCTGGAGTTGCCCGGTGTCATCGATGAGGTGATCACGCTGGCGTTGCTGCGCCCCGACGCACCGGCGGAAGGGGAGGCGGCCGCCGTGCCCGCAGAGCCGTTCCGCGCGTTCGTCACCCACACCGACAACGCCTGGGGCTACCCGGCCAAGGACCGCTCCGGCCGGCTGGATGCCCTGGAGGAGCCGCACCTGGGCAAGTTGATCGCCAAGACCGCGGCGCCGCGCAAGCCTGTGCCGCTGGCAGGCGCCACGACCCAACCGAACTTTTCCTGATACCAGAGAGCTTTGATCATGACGTTTTGGAACGATTTCAACGACGCCGGCCGGCAGGTTGGTTTTGACCTGATCCCCAAGGGCACGCTGCTCAAGATCCGCATGACGATTCGTCAGGGCGGCTTCGATGATCCGTCGCGCGGCTGGACCGGCGGCTGGGCCACCGAATCCGAGCACACCGGCAGTGTGTATCTCGCCGCCGAATTCGTGGTCCTCGAAGGGCCGTACGCCAAGCGCAAGCTGTGGTCGATGATCGGTCTGCATTCGCCCAAGGGGGACGAGTGGGCCAACATGGGGCGTGCGTTTGTGCGCGCAGCGCTGAACTCCGCGCGTGGCGTGCACCCGGACGATAGCACCGAGTCGGCCCAGCTCTCCCGACGCATCCGCGATTTCGGTGAGCTTCACGGCATGGAATTCATCGGCCGTGTCGACATCGAGCTCGACAGCCGGGGCGACGCCCGCAACGTGATCCGGCAGGCGGTGGAGCCGAACCACAAAGACTATGTGGCGCTCATGGCCGGCAACGCGCCGCCGGCGAACGCCGCCAATGCCGGTGTCGGCCGCGCACACGCGCCTGCCGCGTCGGCACCGGCACGTGCCGCCCAACCCCGGCCGGCGGCCGGTTTCACGCGCCCGGCGTGGGCGCAGTGAGGAGGGACCGTGCAATGCTGGGTTTGTCGCCAACAAGCACGTGGCTACCGGCACTCGGATCTGCGCTTCCGCGTGGGCGATCCGCGTCGCCATCCGCCCGACTGGGCCTTCTGCTCGCGCCGCTGCCAGGATGCCTTCCACGCCATGTACGGGGCTTGGCGCGAGACCGAGCCGCCGTTGTCCGAATCACTCACAAGGGAGGCGCATATGCCTGAGACCACTGCGCAGCAGCGTGCTGCGATGCGCCGATGCCTGCGACCGTTCGGGCAGGTGGCCGGCGAGATCGGCTTCGACAAGCCGCTGGCCCACTACACCGAAGAGGAAGCGCTGCGGGTGATCGAGGCCATCGTGTTCGCGTACACGGAGGCAATGGCGCTCGACGCGCCCCGTGCCCAGGCCACCTCGGTGGGGCAGAAGCGTTCCGTAGGACTGTCGGCGGATGCGTTCGCCGACTTGGAAGATGACATTCCGTGGTAACCGAGATGCTGAATTTCAATCACCGTCCCAAAACCCGCAGCACCATCGATCCGCGCCGCACCAAGCGGGCCGCGAGGCCGCGCCCGCTGGTGACCATGCGCGCGGTCGAAAAGCTGCTGCTGCGCCACGTCCATGCGCCGGCCACTGGGCTCATGCCCGAGCAACGCCTGATCGTGGCGGTGCTCTGTCAGGCCATCGCCGACGCCCGTTATGGAGAGAGCCAGTCCGTGCAGGACGACGCAGAGCGCTTCCTGCGCAGCAACGATCTCGCACAGGTGGCCGGACTGATCGATCTCACCTCCGCGTTCGTTCGCGAGGTGGCAGTCAAGACCGGCTATCTCTTGGCGGCCCCTGACGAACTGGAAGAACGGAGCGCCGATGCTCGACTTCAATGACAGCCCGCCGCAGGGCCGGGAGGTCGCACGCCCTGTATCCGCGGAGGCGGAGCGGGACCGCATCCGGGGCTTGCTGCTCGACCGGCTGGACTCGGTGCTGGCCATCCTGTTTCCAGCCGGCAAGAAGCGGCGGAACAAGTTCGTGATTGGCGACATCCAGGGCAATCCGGGCGACAGCCTGGAAATCGTGCTCGACGGCGAGAAGGCCGGCCTGTGGACGGATCGCGCCACGGGTGATGGCGGGGACGTGTTCGCAGTGATCGCGGGCACCCTGGGTGTCGACGTGCACGCGGAATTCCCGAAGGTGCTGGCGCGCGCTGCCGACCTGCTCGGTCTCGTCAGCACGCAGCCGGTGCGGCGCAAGCGGAAGGCGCCGCCAACGGACGACCTCGGTCCGGAGACGGCCAAGTGGGACTATCTGGACGCAGCCGGCAGGCTGATCGGGGTGGTGTACCGCTACGACCCGCCCGGCCGGGGCAAGGAATTCCGGCCGTGGGACGCCAAGCGCCGCAAGATGGCGCCGCCCGAGCCGCGCCCGCTGTACAACCAGCCGGGCCTGGCGACCGCCACGCAGGTCGTGCTGGTCGAGGGCGAGAAATGCGCCCAGGCCCTGATCGACGCCGGCATTGTCGCCACCACGGCCATGCACGGGGCGAACGCGCCGGTTGAGAAAACCGACTGGTCGCCTCTGGCCGGCAAGGCCGTGCTGATCTGGCCTGACCGCGACAAGCCGGGCTGGGAGTACGCAGCCAACGCGGCTCAGGCCATCCTGTCGGCGGGCGCGAAGACCTGCCACATCCTGTACCCGCCCGAGGAAGCGGCCGACGGATGGGATGCGGCGGACGCCGTGGCGGAAGGCTTCGACATCGCCGCCTTCATCGCCCATGGTCCGCGCCTGCAGATGCACGATGTCGCCTGCGATCCGGAGCCGGTCATCGGCAGCGACGAGTCGGTGTGGGGTACCGAAGACGCGCTGGCACTGGCCTTCACCCGGCGCTACCACCGCGATTGGCGCTACGTCGCCGCGTGGGGCCGCTGGCTGGTGTGGGACGGCCACCGTTGGCGCACCGAGGACACGCTGGCGGCCACGGACCTGATTCGCAACGTCTGCCGCAACGCTGCCGTCAACGCCGACAACCCGAAGCTCGCTGCCAAACTGGCGACATCCGGCACGGTCGGCGGCGTGGAACGGCTGGCGCGTGCGGATCGCCGGCACGCGGCCACCACCGGCGAGTGGGACGCAGACCCGTGGCTGCTCAACACGCCCGGCGGCGTGGTTGATCTCAAGACCGGCAGGCAACGTCCGCACGACCGGGCTGACCGGATGACCAAGATCACCACGGCGACGCCTGGGGGCGATTGCCCGACCTGGTGGCAGTTCCTCGCCGAAGTCACGGGGGGCGACGCCGAGCTGCAGGCCTACCTGCAACGGATGGCAGGCTACGCGCTGACCGGGTCAACGCAGGAGCATGCGCTGTTCTTCCTGTACGGCACGGGCGCGAACGGCAAGTCGGTGTTCGTCAACACGCTCGCCACGATCCTGGGCGACTACGCGGTCAACGCGGCGATGGACACGTTCATGGAAACGCGCGCCGACCGGCATCCGACCGACATGGCGGGCCTGCGAGGCGCGCGCTTCGTGGCGGCCATCGAGACCGAGCAGGGACGGCGCTGGGCGGAATCCAAGGTCAAGAACCTCACCGGTGGCGACAAGATCTCCGCGCGCTTCATGCGTCAGGACTTCTTCGAGTTCTTCCCGCAGTTCAAGCTGTTCGTCGCGGGCAACCACAAACCGGCCATCCGCAACATCGACGAGGCAATGAAGCGGCGCTTGCACTTGATTCCGTTCACGGTGACCGTGCCGCCTGAGCGGCGTGACAAGAACTTGCAGCAGAAGCTGCTGGCAGAACGCGACGGCATCCTGGCGTGGGCTGTTCAGGGCTGTCTCGACTGGCAGCGGCTGGGCCGGCTCGATCCGCCGCAACAGGTGCTGGACGCGACGGAGGAGTATTTCGAGGCAGAGGACGCCCTGGGTCGCTGGCTGGACGAACGCTGTGTGCGCGAGGCCAACGCCAAGTCGCTGACCGCCGAGTTGTTCAACGACTGGAAGCAGTGGGCCGAAGCCGCTGGCGAGTTCACGGGATCGCAAAAGCGGTTTGCCGATTTGCTGCTCACCCGTGGCGTCGAGAAATGGCGCAACACGGCCGGTCTGCGCGGCTTCCGTGGCATTGGCCTCAAACACCCGGCCACGCCCGCCTACACCCCATACGCGGACAACTGACCACCACGTCGACACATCCGACCGACGGATCGGACGGACTACGTCGTAACTCCTACGCGTGCGCGTACGCGCACACACCTCATGGGGAGTTTCGATGTACCGCGTCAGATCCGTCGGTCCGCACGAATCAAGGACTTCAACAACCATGACAACGACCATTCTCGCCCTGGGCCCGGGCACCAAATCCGGCCGGGCATTGCGATCTCTGGACGACCGAGACACGGGAGGTGGGACATGAAGATCCCTACACCGTCCTATCGTTCCGCACTGGCCCGCACGCAACCTGAGGTCACGGATCTCGAAACGTTCAAGCGACAAGGTTGGCGGGACCAGCGCATCCTCGTGGTGAACGAGACCGACGAGCGCCTGGACTTCATCGAGCGCGAATTCATCCGCCGCATCGGTGAGCGACTGTACGGAGGAGGCCAGCGCCATGACAGGTAGATCGGGAGCGTGGACACCCGATTCGGTGGCCGCGCGTTTCGAGGAGGCAGCGCGTACAGGGCGCACGCTTCCGCCCGTCCGCGTGCAGGGCTACTTCCGAGTCTGGCCGCACATCGTGCGCGAGCAATGGGAACGCCTGGCTGCTGACGACCAGCCGCGTCACTACTATCCGCCCAGTCCCGCGGCCATCGACCGGATGCTGGAGACGATGCGGTGGGTGCAGTGGCTGGAAGTGGACCACCGACATCTTGTCTGGATGCGCGCGCAAGGCGACGAATGGCGGTACATCGCCAAGCGCTATGCGTGCTGTGTCAAGACGGCACAACGGCGCTGGCAGCGCGCCATGCAGACGGTGGTCGACCGGCTCAATGGAGGCGAGCACGTGGACCGTGAGTGAAATTGAGCAATATCGGCAACGCCTGCGGAGAATTGCGGGCCAGTGCTATCGATTGACAAGCCAACGCAAAAAGGGGGGTGTCGCATCTCCCCCGAAAAGCGGTACATTTACGCCTATCGTGACGACATGAGCGCCGGGGCCGCGAGGCCCCCCAGGGGGCGAAGGGGTCCTTCCTGGCCAAAGCGCAATACGGGAGGGACCAGCGCAACACCTGTTTAGCGACAGGGTGCGAACCTAGGTTCGCATGGTTCGCGGTTCGCACTCTCCGTCCGGTTCGCACCCCCCCCTCCACGCCCGCCCACGGCCCGACCGTCGGCGGGCGTTTTCATTTGCACGCGGCCTGCGCCGGGATCCGTTCCCGCGCGGGCCGTTTCCTTTTGGGAATCCGAAACAGAACATGCTCAACGTCGAGTACCGCAAGGTCGCGGCGCTGATCCCGTACGCCCGTAATCCCCGCACCCACAGCGACGAGCAGGTAGCGAGGATCGCGGCCAGCATCGTGGAGTACGGCTGGACCAATCCGGTCCTGGTCGACGGCGAGAGCGGTGTGATCGCAGGCCACGGGCGTCTGGCTGCCGCGCGCAGGCTCGGGATGGACGAGGTGCCGGTGATCGAACTGGCCCACCTGTCGTCCACACAGAAGCGCGCGCTCATCCTCGCCGACAACCGCATCGCGCTCGACGCGGGATGGGACGACGAGCTGCTGGCGCTGGAATTCGCCGAACTGGCCGACGCCGGCTACGACCTGGCCCTGACCGGTTTCAATGACGCCGAGATTGATGCGCTGTTGGCCGATCAGCTGGACGACGCGGAGGGCGACAGCGAGGCGAACGGCGAGGAGCCGGATGCGGCGGATGATGTGCCCGACGCCGCTGCGGTGTCGGTGTCCCGGCCGGGCGACGTCTGGCTCCTGGGCGAGCACCGTCTGATCTGCGGCGATGCCGCCGACAGCGACGTGATCGCGGCCCTGATGGCGGGCCAGCAAGCCGCCCTGTGTGTCACCTCGCCGCCCTACGCCAACCAGCGCAACTACACCACCGGCGGTATTGTCGACTGGGACGTACTGATGCGCGGCGTGTTCGACAACGTGCCGATGGCAGGCGGCGGCCAAGTGCTCGTCAACCTCGGGTTGGTCCACCGCGACAGCGAGGTCGTGCCGTACTGGGATGCCTGGATTGCGTGGATGCGCACGCAAGGCTGGCGCCGCTTCGGCTGGTACGTCTGGGACCAGGGGCCGGGCATGCCGGGCGACTGGATGGGGCGCCTGGGGCCGTCGTTCGAGTTCGTCTTCCACTTCAACCGCGAGGCCCGGCGGCCGAACAAGACGGTGCCGTGCAAGTTCGCCGGCCGGGATGAACATCTGCGCCCGGACGGCACGTCGACCTCGATGCGGAGTCGGGACGGCGTTCGCGGGAGTTGGACGCACGAGGGCAAAGTCACCCAGGACACCCGCATTCCCGATTCGGTGATCCGCGTGATGCGGCACAAGGGCAAGATTGGCCGCGACATCGACCACCCAGCGGTGTTCCCGGTCGCGCTGCCGGAGTTTGTGATCGAGGCGTATTCGGATGCCGGTGACATCGTGTTCGAACCCTTCGGCGGCAGCGGCACCACCATGCTGGCCGCCCAGCGCACCCAGCGGCAGTGCCGCAGCGTCGAGATCGCACCCGAATACGTGGACGTAGCGATCAAGCGCTTCCAGCAGAACTACCCCGAGGTGCTGGTGACGCTGCAGTCGACCGGGCAGCCCTTCGCGGCCGTTGCCGCCGGGCGCCTGGCGGGCGAGGAGGTGGCGAAATGACGGCCTCCTGGCTTGCGGGCAAGATCGAGCACTGGCCGATCCAACGGCTCGCCCCCTACGCCGCCAACGCCCGGACGCATTCCGACGAACAGATCGCGCAGATCGCGGCCAGCATCGTGGAGTTCGGGTTCACCAATCCGATCCTGGCTGGTGGCGACGGCGTCATCGTCGCCGGTCACGGACGCCTCGCCGCTGCCATGAAGCTGGGCCTGCAGGTGGTGCCGGTGGTGGTGCTGGACCACCTGAGTCCCACGCAACGGCGGGCGCTGGTCATCGCGGACAACCGCATCGCCGAGAACGCGGGCTGGGACGAAGCCGTGCTGCGCGCCGAGCTGGCCGCGCTTGACGCGGCGAACTTCGACCTGTCGTTGACGGGTTTCGATGCGGACGCGCTGGCCGATCTGATGGACGGGGAGGAGGGCGACGGCCAGGCGGAGGAGTCTGCGCTGCCGGAGGTGCCCGAGGATCCGATCTCTCGCCCAGGCGACGTGTGGGTGTTGGGCAGGCATCGGCTGCTGTGCGGGGACGCGACCGTGGCCGAGAACTACGACAGGCTGTTGCAGGGCGAGCCGGCAGACATGGTGTTCACGGATCCGCCGTACAACGTGAACTACGCCAACACGGCCAAGGACAGGCGGCGCGGCACGAGCCGGGCCATCCTGAACGACAACCTGGGCGGCGGCTTCTACGACTTCCTGCTGGCAGCGTTGGCGCCGACGATTTCCAACTGCCGAGGGGCCATCTACGTGGCGATGTCCTCCAGTGAGCTGGACGTACTGCAGGCGGCGTTCCGCGAGGCGGGTGGCCGCTGGTCGACGTTCATCATCTGGGCCAAGGACCGCTTCACGCTCGGGCGCGCGGACTACCAGCGGCAATACGAGCCGATCCTGTACGGGTGGGCCGAGGGGACGCAGCGCCATTGGTGCGGCGACCGCGACCAGGGCGACGTCTGGCAGATCAAGAAGCCGGCCCGCAACGACCTGCACCCGACGATGAAGCCGGTGGAACTGGTGGAGCGAGCGATCCGCAATTCGAGCCGGCCGGGCGACGTGGTGCTCGATGCGTTCGGTGGTTCGGGGACGACGCTGATTGCGGCGGAGAAGGCGGGGCGCGTTGCGCGTCTGATCGAGCTCGACCCCAAATATGTGGACGTGATTGTGCGTCGGTGGCAGGACTGGACGGGTGAGCCGGTCACCCGGGAGTCGGATGGCGTGTTGTTCGCTAATGAGGCAGCCGACGCCGGTGCGACTGCCTTAAAGTTGATGCTGTAGGGATCGCATGAGCTCCCTATTTAGCTTGGGAACGTCCTCTTGTGCTGTGTTCCACAAGATTGTGTGGTCGATCGTCCAGTGCGAGTGAATCAACTTGTCACGCATACGACGGAACAGCTTAAGCGTCATAGGCATATCGTAGTCGGCGGTTGCCGCAACACTTGAAGCGTGGTCTAGGTCGCTCCGGCACCTATCAATAATGTCCCCAGCGGCTTCCCCGATCACAGTCAAGCGGAACGTAACCGCGTCCTGGACCTGCTGACTGTGCTCGAAACCATACTCGTTGAGACCGACCACATATTTGTGGATGAGGTAAGCAGAGGCGCTGATGTCGCGGACGAGTTGCTCGAATGGCCGGCTCATACGGTTCTCACAATCGCGTGGAACGGTACATCCTGCCCGCGTTTGCTCAGTTCTGTCTCTGTAATGATAAAGACGGTGTGGTGGAGGCGATCCTCGAGTTCCACCATCGCCGCTGTGAGATCAAGCAGCGAGGTATTCGTGTTTGGCCTTACAAGGAGGGTCAGATCGTATTTAGGATCACCGTAGTCCACGTATCGGGGCTCTTCCAAACCGTGCTCATGGGTAACCCGCACAATCTCTTCTGCGTGTTCTCTGGCGAACTGAAGGCTTACCTTACCTTGCGTCTGGTGCATAGCGTTCACCGAGAAGTGGTTTTCTTTTCTCATTATATGGCCTCTGGAGTGCGCTATGGCGGCGCCGCGCTCGGTGAACGGTCAGGACTCGGGAAGTTCGGCGTACAGGTCCCCGCTGATGATATCGGCGACGTAGACGACGTCGCGGAAGGCGCCGCCGAACGAGCGGATCGCAACGCCGTATTTGCGCGTGAGGGCGGTGAGCCCGGTGACGAAAGCGTTGTAGTTGGCGGTGGTGATGTCCATGTTGGTGTCCTTGGTTGATGTCGTTGCGCCACCGGTATGAACGCGCTGTTCGAAGAAGAAGCCAAGCTGTTCCTGGCTTCTTCTCCGTGAGTTGCGATCAGTCGACGCGGGCCACGTACCGGGCGTAGTCGCTACCCTCCGGATTGACATAAAGGGTGGGGCGGACGGGCGCGGTGACCTCGATGCAGAGGTAGCTGCCGAGCCTGCCGCCACCCTTGCCGCGCAGCCAGTCGCGGGACACCAGCAGACCGCTCGCGAAGTCGTCAAATTCAGCGGTGGTGAGTTCCTTGGTCTCGGTGACGTAGACCTCGACGTATTCCTTGCCGCGCACCTCGCTCAGATCAGCCGGCTTGCGGGCGAAGGGCAGGCGCTTATGCAGCTTTTCGGTTTCGATGATCTTGTCGCCGATGACCACAGTGCAGGGGTTGCGTTTGATGGTGTTGCTCATGGCGTTCTCCTTGAAGTTGGCGTCGTCAATCACGACAACGACATGAACGCGCTGTTCTCGCCACAAGCCAAGCGCTGTCCCCAGCTTCATGCGGGACCGCTGCTCGCGCAGGCGGCCCCGTGCGACATCAAGTGGACTGGTCGGCTTGCTCGGTGCACTCGGATTCGATGGAGTAGCGGCGGACCGAGATGATTTTGAAGCCGTGCTGCTTCTTGAGCGGGCCACAAACGGTCGCGATGATGGTATTCGGCTGCCAGCCGGTTGCTTCACACATTTCCTGCATCGTGGCGCCTCCGGGCCGGCGCATCAGCTCAACCATGTGGGCTAGCTTGGTGTCCTCGCGCATACGCTGCGGTTTGCGCGTAATCGCCCGGAACGGTTCGGCCTCGGAGGCGGGGGCAGCGGCCTGCGACGTGACGAGTTCGAGCATTTCGATCACTCGGTACCCTGCGGGCGTGACCAGCCAGTCGGTGCCGGACTTGGCAATCAAGGTGCGATTGGCGAGGCCATTGAGCGCGAACAGGCGTGCACCACCTTTGACGGTCTCCGGGAACCAGTCCAGTCGGCCGTTGGAGTCTTTGATCGCACGGGTCAGGATCGCGCGTTGTGCTGGAGTGAGTGGTTTCGTGATCATGCGTTGCTCCTTTGAGATGGTTTGATCGTGACGTGATGAACGCGCTGTTGGGGGTGCAAGCCAAGCGTTGTTTGCGGCATCACGCGGGACCGCTGACATCGCAGTCGGGCCCGCGCGACATCAGGCCGACTAGTCGGCCTGCACGCCATCGTTCGCTTCGATCCGATAGACGCGTTCGCCGCCGGCCGACTTCTCGGAGACGATGGTCAGGCCGAGCCGCTTCTTGAAGGTGCCGGCGAACGCGCCGCGCACGGTGTGGGCTTGCCAGCCGGTCGCCTTGCAGATCTCGCTGATCGTTGCGCCTTCGGGGTGACGCAGCATCGCGATCACCTGGGCTTGTTTGCTGTTCTCGCGCGTGCGCGGCGCCTTTCGTGCGTCCTTGCGCTGTGCTTCTGCATCGGCGGCGGGTTCGTCCGGCTGCGGTGCGTCGAGGCGCAGCGCGCCGTAGCCCTGGGCTGAGACAAGCCATTCGGTACCCGCAGCCGCGATAAGGGCGCGCTTGGCGAGGCCGTCGACAACCTTCTTGCGCGCGCCGCCCTTGATGTTGTCGGGGAACCATTCGATCTTGCCGCCGGTGTGCTGGATGGCGTAGACGAGGATCGCGTGCTGTGCCGGGGTCAGTTGTTGCGTGGTCATGTGTTGCTCCTTCGAGGTGGTTTGAACGTGGTGTGATGAACGCGCTGTGCGGGGAAGAAGCCAAGCGCTTTTCGTTGGAGAGGGCGGGTGGTCCCGCCCCCAGCTGTCAGTCTTTCTCTTCGTCATCGCCGCTCTCGATTTCCTCGATGGTGTCCAGCAGGGTGCATCCCGATCTGCCGAGATAGCCGTGGTCGTCGGAGATCGCCATCGTGAGGTGCGCAATCCAGTAGTCCTCGGCGCGATCCAGTGCGCTGCTGAATCCGCCTGCTTTCAGCAGGCCGCGCGCGTTCTCGATCAGTTCGAGCATCTGATGCTGGATTTCGGTCAGCTCTTCGACCACATCGTTTCGGGTCAGGGTGTCGCTCATCGTTTGCTCCGGTTGAGGTGTTGTGTTGATGGGCACATGAACGCGCTGTGCTGCACAGAAGCCAAGCGCCGTCCGCAAAGGAACACGCAAGATTCAGATGGGAATTTCAATTCGCGCCTATGCACGGCATCGAGGCGTGTCAGACGCCGCCGTGCGCAAGGCAATCGCCGCCGGTCGCATCACGCCGGAATCGGACGGCACCATTGATACGGACCGCGCCGATGCCGAATGGGCACGCAATACCGAAGCGTCGCGCAACGGCACGCGCACACGGCCCGTCAGGGCCGCCGTGCCGCAGGAGGGTGGGCAGACCCAGGACGGCCCGGCATCGTCGCCCACAGGCGGCACGTCGCTGCTGCAGGCCCGCACCGTCAACGAGGTGGTCAAGGCGCAAACCAACAAGGTGCGCTTGGCCCGCCTCAAGGGCGAGCTGGTGGACCGCTCGCAGGCCATCGCCCACGTCTTCAGGCTGGCGCGTGCCGAGCGCGATGCGTGGCTGAACTGGCCGGCGCGGGTCTCCGCGCAGATGGCTGCGGCCCTGGGCATCGATCCGCACACGATGCACGTCGCGCTGGAGTCCGCCGTGCGTGAACACCTGCAGGAGCTGGGCGAGCTGCGCCCGCGCGTGGATTGATGCTGGACGCGGATTACGAAGGCGCCGCCGAACTCGAGCGCGCCTGGTGTGAAGGACTGACGCCCGATCCGCTGCTGACTGTCTCCGAATGGTCCGACCGCCACCGTATGCTGTCGAGCAAGGCATCGGCGGAGCCCGGGCGCTGGCGTACCAGCCGCACGCCATACCTGCGCGCGATCATGGACTGCTTGTCGCCCACCTCGCCCATCGAGCGGGTCGTCTTCATGAAGGCCGCACAGCTGGGCGCCACCGAGATGGGGTCGAACTGGATCGGCTACGTGATCCACCACGCGCCGGGTCCCATGATGGCCGTCTGGCCGACCGTGGAGATGGCCAAGCGCAACTCCAAGCAGCGGATCGATCCGCTGATCGAGGAGTCGGCGGTGCTGGCCGAGCGCATCGCACCAGCGCGCTCGCGCGACTCAGGCAACACCATCCTCGCCAAGGAGTTCCGGGGTGGCGTGCTGGTCATGACTGGTGCCAACAGCGCCGTGGGTTTGCGCTCGATGCCGGTGCGGTACCTGTTCCTCGATGAGGTCGACGGCTACCCGCTGGACGTTGAGGGCGAAGGCGATGCGATCTCGCTTGCCGAAGCCCGGACTCGGACCTTCGCGCGCCGCAAGATCTTCATCGTGTCGACGCCGACGATTGCCGGTGCCAGCACCATCGAACGCGAATACGACGCGTCCGATCAGCGCCGCTACTTCGTGCCATGCCCGCACTGCGACCATCGCCAATGGCTGCGCTTCGAGCAGCTGCGCTGGACCAAGGGTGAGCCTGAGACGGCCGCGTACATCTGCGAAGCCTGTTTCGAGCCCATCCATGAGCACCACAAGGCGTGGATGCTGTCGCAGGGCGAATGGCGGGCGATGGTGGAAACGGGCGGCCGCACAGCCGGGTTCCACTTGTCCTCGCTCTACAGCCCGGTGGGCTGGCGCAGCTGGCGCGAGATCGCTGCGGCCTGGGAGAGCGCGGTGAGCAAGGAGAGCGGGTCGGCGGCGGCGATCAAGACTTTCCGGAACACGGAGTTGGGCGAGACCTGGGTCGAGGAGGGCGAGGCACCGGACTGGCAGCGCCTGCTGGAGCGTCGCGAGGACTATCCCATCGGCACCGTGCCGGCGGGCGGCCTGTTGCTCTCGGCTGGCGCCGACGTGCAGAAGGATCGCATCGAGGTGTCGGTCTGGGCGTTCGGGCGAGGCAAGGAAGCGTGGCTGGTGGAGCACCGCGTGCTGATGGGCGATACCACCCGCGACGCGGTGTGGAAGCGGCTCGCCGAGTTGGTCGAAGAGCAGTGGACGCACGCCAGTGGTGCGACGATGCCGCTCGCCCGTCTGGCGCTCGACACCGGCTTCGCTACGCAGGAAAGCTATGCCTTCGTGCGCGCCTGCGGCGATGCCCGTGTGATGGCGGTCAAGGGCACAGCACGCGGCGCCGCGCTGATCGGCACGCCGAAGGCAGTCGACGTCACCCGCAACGGCAAGAAATTGCGCCGCGGCATCAAGGTGTTCACGGTGGCAGTCGGTATCGCCAAGCTGGAGTTCTACAACAACCTGCGCAAAGCCGCCGACGTGGCAGAAGATGGCGCGACCATCGCGTTCCCGACCGGGTTTGTGCACCTGCCCAAGATCGATGCGGAGTTCCTGCAGCAGCTGTGCGCCGAGCAGCTGATCACCCGCCGTGACCGGAGCGGTTTCCCGATTCGCGCGTGGCAGAAGATGCGCGAGCGCAATGAGGCACTGGACTGCTACGTCTACGCGCGCGCGGCTGCGAGCGCCGCCGGGCTCGACCGCTTCGAGGAGCGTCACTGGCGCGAGTTGGAGCGGCAACTGGGTCTGGCGCCGCCGCCGGACACACCGTCCCCAATCGAATTGAGTTCGCCCACAGATGCCACCCCTCGCGGTGGCATCGCCGTTTCTGGGCCCCGTCCTGGGGTCCGCCAAGCCGGCCGGCGCGTGATCAAGAGCCGCTGGCTGTCGTCCTGAGCACCCCGGTGCTCCTCATCCTGATACCCGGAGTTCATCCCCCATGAGTTTGCAGACTCGCATCGAATCCCTCGTCCTGCGTCTGGCGTCGGAGTTCAAGACCATCCACGACCAGGTGGGCACACTGGCCCGGCTGTCGACCACCGACAAGACCAGTCTGGTCTCGGCGATCAACGAGCTGCGTGCGCAGTTCGACAAGATCGCCAGCGCCACGCTGATCGATGACGCCAACGCGGCGGGCACCGCGACCACCTTCTCGGCGTCCAAGATCACCGGCCTGCTCGATGCGCTCAAGGCCGACCTGCTGGGCGGCGCCGACGCGGCCTTCGACACCCTCAAGGAGCTGCAGGAGGCGATCCTCAAGGACCAGAGCGGCATTGCCGCGCTGCTGGCCGCCGTGGACCGCCGCGTGCGCTTCGACGCCGCGCAGGCGCTGACGGCCGACGAGCAGGCCCAGGCCCGCCAGAACATCGGCGCGGTAGCGGCCGCCGCCATCGGCGACCCCGAGACCGACTTCGTGCCGGTCTTCGAGGCGGCCCTGACCGGCGCCTGATCCGGCGGCCATGTCGCTGACCGGACACATTGCCGAGCTCGCCGCTGCGATTGCCCAGGAGGTCCGTGCCCGCATTACCGCGGATCACCCGGGCCTGGCCCGCGCCTGGGTCTGCTTTGGCACGGAAGGCAACCAGGCGGTGATCCGGTCCGCCTTCAACGTCCAGAGCGTCGCGCGCGTGGCCACCGGCAAGTACCGCGTGGTCTTCGCCGAGCCGATGCCCGACGACAACTACTGCTGGGTGGCCTTTGCCCGCAACGCCGGCCGCCAGTCGTCCATGAAGGCCGCCGCCGCCCGCGTGCGCGCCGAGGCCAAGACCGAGGCGTTTGTGGAGGTCATCTGCACGACCGCCGCCGGGACGCTCTCCGACACCTCCGAACTCAACCTGATGGTTTACCGCTGAATGGCATACACCGAAGCGCAACTCCTAGCGCTGGAGGCCGCGCTCGCCAAGGGTGAGCGTCGCGTCACCTTCCAAGACAAGACGGTCGAGTACCGCACCGTCGACGAGCTCAAGCTCGCGATCCGCGAGGTCAGGCGCGGCCTGTTCGAGCAGGCCGCCGAAACCGGTCTGTGGCCGGGGGCCCCGCGCCAGATCCGCGTCACGACCGGCAAAGGGTTCTGATGGCCAGCAAAGGATCACGAACCCAGGTCGGCTGGTTCGGCAGGATCCGCAGTCTGTTCGGCCAGGCGCCGGTCCACGAGGCCGCTGGCCGGGGTAGGCGATCGCTCGCCTGGCGGCCCGGCAATCCGGGCGCCGTGGCGGCGCTGCTCGCCAGTGGCGAAGACCTGCGCATCAAGAGCCGGGATCTGGTCCGGCGCAACGCCTGGGCGCAGGCCGGCATCGAGGCGTTCGTCGCCAACGCGGTCGGCACCGGCATCAAGCCGCAGAGCCTGTCCACCGACAATGCCTTCAAGGCCGACGTGCAGGCGCTGTGGCGGGACTGGACGGCAGAAGCCGACGCCGCCGGTCAGACCGACTTCTACGGCCTGCAGGCGCTGGCCTGTCGCGCCATGCTGGAAGGTGGCGAATGCCTGATCCGCCTGCGCCCGCGCCGTCCCGAGGATGGCCTGGCCGTGCCGCTGCAGCTTCAATTGCTGGAGGCCGAGCATCTGCCGATGACCCTGAACGTCGACCTGCCGTCCGGCAACGTGGTGCGCTCGGGCATCGAGTTCGACGGGCTGGGTCGGCGCGTCGCTTACCACCTGTACCGCTCGCATCCGGACGATGGTCGGCTGTCGCCGATGTCGGGGCAGGGCGGGCTCGATACCGTGCGGGTCGACGCGAGCGAGATCATCCACCTGTACCGCGTGCTGCGTCCGGGCCAGATTCGGGGTGAGCCGTGGCTGTCGCGTGCGCTGGTCAAGCTCCACGAGCTCGACCAGTACGACGACGCGGAGCTGGTGCGCAAGAAAACCGCCGCCATGTTCGCGGGCTTCGTCACGCGGCAGAGCCCCGAGGACAACCTGATGGGCGAGGGTTTGCCGGACGGGGCCGGGATCTCGCTGGTGGGGCTGGAGCCGGGGACGCTGCAGATTCTGGAGCCGGGCGAAGACATCAAGTTCTCCGATCCGGCCGATGTCGGCGGCTCCTATGGCGAGTTCCTGCGCACGCAGTTCCGCGCGGTAGCCGCGGCACTTGGCATCACCTACGAGCAGCTGACCGGGGACCTGACCGGCGTGAACTACTCGTCCATCCGCGCGGGGCTGCTGGAGTTCCGCCGCCGCTGCGAGATGGTGCAGCACAGCGTGCTGGTGCACCAGATGTGCCGCCCGGTGTGGGCTGCCTGGATGAAGCAGGCGGTGCTCTCCGGCGCTTTGGTCGCCCCCGGCTTCGCGCGTGGCGGGGCGGCTCGCCGCCGTCAGTACCTGCAGGTGAAGTGGATTCCGCAGGGCTGGCAGTGGGTCGATCCCGAGAAAGAGTTCAAGGCGATGCTGCTGGCCATCCGTGCTGGTCTGATGAGCCGTTCGGAGGCCATATCGAGCTTCGGCTACGACGCCGAGGACATCGACCGCGAGATCGCCACCGACAACGCCCGTGCCGACGAACTCGGCCTCGTCTTCGATTCCGACCCGCGCCACACCGCCAAGGATGGCGCTCCTGCCGCGTCCCGCGCGGATGCCAACGCAGGCGAGCCCGTCGCCGCCTGAAGGATTTCCATGACCCTGTTGCCTCATCTGGCGACACGCCTCTTTGGTGTGCCGCTGGCGATTGATCGCCCGAAACTCGACGTGATCCTGTCGGTGCTCGGCCCACGCGTGGGCCTGGCCGGCCTGGCGCCGCCGGGCGACTACATCACGCCCGAACGGACTTCGGTCCGTGGCAATGCCCAGATCGCCGTGATCCCAATCCACGGCACGCTGGTGCGGCGCACTGTGGGCCTGGAGGCCGAGTCGGGGCTGGCCAGCTACACCGCCATCGGCGACCAGCTGGACGCGGCCCTGGCCGACCCCGGTGTGGCCGCCATCCTGCTCGATGTCGACAGCCCCGGCGGCGAGTCGGGCGGCGTCTTCGATCTGGCCGACCGCATTCGCGCCGCCGCCGCCATCAAGCCCGTCTGGGCGGCGGCCAACGACATGGCGTTCTCGGCCGCCTATGCGCTGGCCTGCGCCGCGTCGCGGGTCTTTGTGTCCCGCACCGGTGGGGTCGGCTCGATTGGTGTCATCGCCATGCACGTCGACCAGTCCGTCAAGGACGCAAAGGACGGCGTTCGCTACACGGCGGTGTTTGCCGGTGCCCGCAAGAACGACCTCAACCCACACGAGCCGATCACCGACGAAGCGCAAGCACAGCTGCAAGCCGAAGTGAGCCGCATCTACAGGCTGTTCGTCGCGACCGTGGGCAGCTATCGCGGGCTGTCGGCCGAGGCGGTGACGGCCACCGAGGCTGGGCTTTTCTTCGGGCAGGACGCTGTCGCTGCCGGGCTGGCGGATGCCGTCGGCACCTTCGAGGACGCGCTCGCCCAGCTCACTGCATCGCTTTCTCCCGCTGCGCCGGCTACGGCTGCGCGCAATCCCTCTCTCAACCTCCAGATGGACTGTTCCATGACCACTCAACCTGATCCCGTTGCTGTCAGCGTGCCAGCTGCGGACGCTCTCAGTACCGCTGCCCAACCCCCGGTTGTTGCATCGCCACCCGCACCGCAGGCAGCCCCCGTCGCCAGCCACACCGACGCCGTGGAGATCGCTCAGCTGTGCACGCTGGCCGGCCGCACCGACCTGATCGCGGGCTTCCTTGAGGCACGCGCCACGCCTGAGCGCGTGCGCAGCCACCTGCTGGCCGCGCGCGCCGAAGCATCGCCCGAGATCGCTAGCCGCATCGATCCGCACGCACACGCGGTCTCTACCGATGCCGGTCATCCCGCCTCTCCCCGCAACCCGTTGGTCCAGGCCGTCAAGAAGCGCCTGGGCATCCAGTAACCGAGACACATGCCTGTTCTTCAAGAACCACTGAACCTGGGCGACCTCCTCAAGTACGAGGCGCCCAATCTGTACTCGCGCGAGCGCGTCACCGTGGCCGCCGGCCAGACCCTGGAGCTCGGCACCGTGCTCGGCATGGTGACCGCCACTGGCAAGGTCAAGCAGCTTGACCCGTCGGCCACCGATGGCAGCCAGTACGCCGGCGGTGTACTGATGCAGGTGTGCGACGCCCACCTGGCCGACCGCGATGACGGCCTGATGGTCGCGCGCCACGCCATCGTCGCGTCCCACGCGCTGCAGTGGCCCGCCGGCATCGCCGCCGTCGAGCAGCATGCCGCGCTCTCTCAACTCAAGGCACTGGGTGTCCTGGTGCGCATCGGGGCCTGATCGACCATGCAGAATCCATTCGCCAATCCCGCCTTCGAGATGGCGTCGATGACGGCGGCCATCAACCTGATCCCGAACCGGTACGGCAAGGTGGAGGCGATGAACCTCTTTGCGCCGAAGCCGGTGCGCACGCGGCAGATCATCGTGGAGCAGCGCGAAGGCGTGCTGACGCTGCTGCCGACGCTACCGCCAGGTTCGCCCGGCACGGTCGGCACGCGGGGCCGGCGCAACGTGCGCTCGTTCGTCATCCCCCACATCCCGCACGACGACGTGGTGCTGCCCGAAGCGGTCCAGGGCCTGCGCGGCTTCGGCTCGGAGACCGAACTGGAATCCGTGTCGAACGTGATGGCCGAGCGTCTGGAGACGATGCGCAACAAGCACGCCATCACGCTGGAACACTTGAGGATGGGCGCGCTCAAGGGCGAGATCCTCGACGCCGATGGCTCGCCCCTCTACAACCTGTTCGAGGAGTTCCGCATCCAGCAGAAGGTGGTGAACTTCGAGCTGGGCGTCGACAAGACCGAGGTCCGGAATAAATGCACGGACGTGCTCGGCATGATCGAGGATTCCCTGCTCGGCGAAGTCACGACCGGCGCGCATTGCCTGTGCTCCAGCGAGTTCTTCAAGGCGCTGGTCAGCCACAAGAGCGTCAAGGAGGCTTATTCGCGCTGGCGCGAAGGGATCATGCTGATCAACGACATGCGAAGCGGCTTCGAGTTCGGCGGCATTACCTTCGAGGAGTACCGGGGCAAGGCGTCCGACGCGGCCGGCAAGGTGCGCAGCTTCATCGAACCAGGCGAGGCGCACGTCTTCCCGGTGGGCACCATCGACACCTTCAGCACGTACTTCGCGCCGGCCGACTTCAACGAGACCGTCAACACGCTGGGCCAGCCGATGTATGCCAAGCAGGAGCCGCGCAAATTCGACCGGGGCACCGATGTGCACACCCAGTCCAATCCGCTGCCGATGTGTCTGCGTCCGGGTGTGCTGGTCAAGCTGACGATGGGGTGACCATGGACATCGTGGCAACCCTCTACGAAGCCGCCGCCAACGCGGGTCTCCTGAAGGAGTGCGTCTGGCGGCCGTCCGATGGCGGCCCGCCGCGCACCAACATGGTGGGCTTTGCCGCCCCTGACGAGACGCTGCTCGATGGCCTGACGGTCAGCACCGAGTACGTGATGTCCTATCCCGCTACGATCTTTGCGGGGCTGGGTCCCCGCGAGACGGTCGAAATCGCCGGTGGGGTCTTCCACGTGCGGGAGCTGCGCGCGGTCGGCGACGGATCCGAGATCCGCGCCAAGCTCACCCGCCTGTAATCCCCATGGCAGTCAACTCCGTGCGCGAGCGGATCCTGCTCGCGGTGATGGCGGCCGTCCGTGCGCCAGCGCAGGTGCTCGGCGCCACGCTGCACCGGTCGCCGGCCGTCGCCATCGCGCGCGAGCAGTGCCCGGCGCTGGTGGTGTATCCGGAGAGCGATGCCATCGCCAGCCGGGCCAACGACCGCGTCACGCGCGAGTTGACCGTGCGGGTGACGGCGCTGGCCCGTGCGGTGCCGCCCGCCGCGCCGGAGACGGCAGCCGACCAACTGCTGACGGCTGCGCACGCGGCGCTGATGGCCAACGTGAATTTCGGTGGCCTGGCGCTCGGCATCCACGAGCTCGATTGCGAGTGGGACGTGGAAGACGCCGACGCGGTGGCCGCCGCGATTCCCGCGCGCTACCGCATCACCTACCGGACCCTGGCCGCCGATCTGGCGACGCCTGCCTGAAGTCCATCTGATTGCTGATTCGCCCGCCAGCTGAGGCGGGACTGCTGCTCATCGAGAGCCCCATTCGGGCCGCTCTCACCCCCGTACCCATTTCTGCGTAACGCAAGGAAATCCTCCCAACCATGAGTACCTACGCCTCCTTCCAGGGGCGCGTCTATCTTGGCAAGCGCGATGCCACGGGTGCGCCCTACGAGGTGCGCTCGCCCGGCAACGTGGCCGAGCTGAAGCTGTCCCTCAAGACCGACGTGCTGGAGCACTACGAGAGCCAGACCGGCCAGCGCACGCTGGACCACCGGATGGTCAAGCAGAAGTCGGCCACCCTGAACCTGACCATCGAGGAGTTCACCAAGGACAACCTCGCCCTGGCCCTGTACGGCAACCACGTCACCGGCGACGCTGGCGCGGTCAACGACGAGCCGGTCGGCGGGGCGGAGCCGCTGGTGGGCGACCGCTATTTCCTGGCACACCCCAAGGCGTCGAAGCTGGTGATCAAGGACAGCGGCGCGAAGCCCGCGACGCTGACGGCCGGTGTCGACTACACCGGCGACCTGGACTTCGGGTCGATCCAGTTCCTGCGCCTGGACGATGGCGCTACGCCGCCGACGCCCTACGTGAAGCCGTTCAAGGCGAGCTACGCCTATGGCGTCGCCACCGAGATCGGCATCTTTACCCAGCCGCTGCCGGAGCGCTATCTGCGCCTGGAGGGCCTGAACACCGCCCAGGGCAACGCCAAGGTGCTGGTGGAGCTGTACCGGGTGGCATTCGATCCGCTCAAGGAACTGTCGCTCATCTCGGACGAGTACAACAAGTTCGAGATGGAGGGCTCGCTGCTGGCGGATGCGACCAAGCCGTTCGACGCGGTGCTCGGCCAGTTCGGCCGCATCGTGCAGCTGTGAGGGCGGCCATGGACGATCTGGACACACTCATTCCGCAGCCGGCCGAACTCGTCGTGGGTGGGGAGGCGCTCGCCATCGAGCCGCTGAAGGTCGGCCGGCTGCCGGCCTTCCTGCGCGCGATCTCGCCGACGCTGCAGCAGCTCAACGCGCCCTCGATCGATTGGCTAGGGCTCTTCATCGAGCACGGCGACGATCTGCTGCAGGCCGTCGCCATTGCGGTGGACAAGCCACGCGTGTGGGTCGACGCACTCGCGGCTGACGAGGCGATCCTGCTGGCGGCCAAGGTGGTCGAGGTGAACGCAGATTTTTTTACCCGGACGGTGCTGCCGAGGCTCGACGGCCTGTTCGCGCACGTGACGCAGGCGGCGGCGTCTGGTTCGACGCCATCCAGCGCTTGATCGACCACGGCCACCGGCTGCCCGACATTCTCGGCTACACCCTGACCCAGGTGCGCGGCTTCTTGGACGCCGCCGTCCGCGCTGACGCTGCGCGTGACGCGCGGCTGCTGTCGCTGATCGCCATCGGCACGCGGGGCGACGCGCGCAACCTTGAGCGCACGCTCGACCAGCTCAACGACAAGGCAAACAGCCATGCGGGTTTCCGTTCGAATCGATAGCGCTGCGGCGCAGGCCCAGCTACGCCGTTGGGCTGGGGACTTCCGACCGAAGGTGAAGAAGGCTGTCGCACAAGCCATGGTCAGCGAGGCGGCAGAGCTCAAGCAGGACATGCGCGATCACGTCGCGGGCCAGATGCGGGTGGTCAAGAAGTCCTTCCTCAAGGGCTTCACGGCCAAGGTGCTGGACAGGGACCCGAAGCGCCTGCCGGCGCTCTATGTAGGCTCGCGTGTGCCGTGGTCAGCCATCCACGAGCGGGGCGGTGTGGTCGCGGGCCGGCTGCTGATTCCGCTGTACGGACGCGTTGGCCGGAAGCGCTTCAAGGCGCAGATCGCCGAGTTGATGCAGGGCGGCAACGCCTACTTCGTGAAGAACGACAAGGGGAACGTGGTGCTGATGGCCGAGAACATCGGGGAGCACGACCGGCCGCTGGCCGGCTTCAAGCGCCGCTACCGCAAGGCCGAGGGCGTCAAACGCATCAAGCGCGGCGCGGACATTCCGATTGCGGTACTGGTGCCGCGTGTCGTGCTCAGGAAGCGGCTCGACATTGAGCAAGTGGTGGCGCGGCGCATTCCGCGCCTGGCCGCTGCCATCGAGGCGCGTGTCCGGCAGTTGGGCTGACCGGTGTGCGCCTTGTGCCGGCCGCATGATTCTTAGCTACTGATGTCATCCGCGGAGGGCTTGACCCAGCGCTTGGTGTCACTGCGGGCTGGTCGCAGGGTAGCGGCTAACGGGACTATCGCTCCCCTCGTAGAGATCGTCGAACAGTGCTTTGCGAAGAGTCGCGTCCGTGGTCTCAAACACCATCAGGTTCTCGTTGGAGCGGTAATGGGATTGCCCGTCGAGGTTGTAAGAGCCCGTCATGACGACGCAGGAGCCATCGTTTCTTGTCAGCACGTAGTTTTTTGCGTGCAGGACATGTTCGTGCCGGGTATTGATGTTCTGTTGCCGCGCCAGCTGTTCATTCGGAGCGTAGTGCCTGATGGTGAGCTGACCCAGTGGCGCGACCGCACGGCTGGCGTAGAGACGCCGCGCGGCATACTCGATCCAACTCCTCGCGGAACGGTCGATGAGGATATTGACGTTGCAGCCTCTTGAGAGCGCTTCGGCGATCAGCGAGAAGCCTTCGCAGCCGATTTTCTTGTTGACAATGTCGATGGTCTCGCCGGCTGCCGCGCTGCGGAAGACGCTTGCCATGGCCCGACCGATGGGTTTGCCCTCAATGCCGCTTTTCGTGGAAAACATGTTCTTGTAGCCATCCGACGGGTTCTGAATCCACAGTACCTTGCGCCGGGCGCCCTCCAACAGTACGCCGGCGCTGTCCAACGCGTGACGGAACCGTTCTATGGCGGCCTCATTCCCGGGTGCCTCCATGGCAAGCGGCGAGCGGACGTCGATGCTTGCCAGTGCTCGGATGGGCCCTGTGTCCTTGAGGGGCACCATGGACGGTGTCTCTCCGTTCATCCGCAACTGCGCGCAGTGCACGACGTGCCCACCCATCAGTTCGTCGAGAAAATAGTTCCGCTGACTCGCAGCTAGCGACGCGCTCACGGTGATGCAGCCGCCGTCCATCCAGCCATCCTTGGTCTTGTTGGCGACACTCGCACCCAGCGTAGCGGCTATGCCCTGATCGTTGATGCAGAATTTATTGTGGTGCGATCCTGCTGCGCCCTTTGCCTTGGCTGCAACGAAGTAGATGCTGCATTGCACGCGAGCGAGCCGCAACCGCTCGTCAGTCTGTTGCCGGTTGTAGGCTTCGATGACAGCGGGCCAAGTGACTGTGCCCGGCACACGGCTCTTGGATTTGAGGGACATGTTCGCCGTCACGTTCTGGCCCAAGAGTGCCGCGACCACGGCGTTCCTCTGCAGCTTGTTGTCGTTGTAGAGCAGCACGAAAGTGAAGTCTTTGTCGTGTTGCTTCCTGGCTAGGGATTCCAGGATCGCGAACGTGGTACCGGAGACATTGCCGGGCTGATGGTCCTTGGCCGGATTGATGCTGAAGGATGTGAGAATGGCGAAGCGTTCCGCCGAATCGATGGTCATGCGGATCAGCTTCTTCTGGCGATCCTCGCTAGACGGCACGGTGCTCAGGACAAACGCATTGTCATCGACGTGGCAGTACCGTGACGGCCAAGTGCCAACGAGCGCTGTATGGATTTCCTTCGTGAGCGCACCGACGGTAGGTGGCGGCGCCGAGATCGTTGAAGACATCGCTCGCGGAGCATGGATGGGTGTTGCAGCTTCGTTTTTGCGTGTGCTGTGACGCGGTTTCAGCGGATCCCAAATGGCGATGCGATGGCCGGAGCCCAGGCCGAATACGCTCGCAGCAGTGGCCCGCCGCGGCCGTTTCGCACCGGGTGCATCGTGCTGGTCCATGGCGCGCTGCAACAGTGAGGCGGCACCGGTGTTGCAGTTCCCAACTTTGTCCGTGCTGTGCGGAGGCAGCCGTTGGAACCTCGGCGTGGACGCCGCCAGCGAACGCCGGCTCTCGGCATCGATGGTAGGAGGAAAGTGCTCCTCCGAGGGGATACCCGTTCCATTGCGCCCCAACCGCTCGTCCTGATAAAGCTGATGCAGCGTGAACTGCCGTTTCGCTTCCAGCAGATCGATGCTCTCCACGCCGGAGACCTTTTTGAGCACCACTTTATGACCGATGTCCTTGGGCAGATGCTCGAACGCACGGATATCCCTCTCTGGTGCAGCAGGTTTGGCGACGCGGTAATCGTCCGTTCTCTTGGGCCACAGCTCCATGGTCCATATGGGCAGCAGGCGATAGACCGACGCCATCTCCTCGTGGACAGTCGATGGATCGACTCCTTCGCCGCGAGCGTGGCTGTAGGCACTGTAGAAATCCTCTCGGCTGGCGAAGCTCTTGCCGGAGAGGTCGGCGATCGCGGCACGAACATGCTCCGGCAATTTGTATGCACCCGTGCGACCGGTTTTGGCATTGAGACGTTTCATCAGACGGTCGTCCAGGGTTACGGGCCCCCGCTTGGGATCGCCGCCTACTCCATACAGCACGGCACCGCTCTTGCGGCCCTTGCCAGGGTCGCCGGCCACCACGTAGCCATGGGTTGGCAGCACGTAGCCTCTTGTGTTCCGGTTGACGTAATACACGGGGATCTTGCGCAGCGCTGCCCGTCCCGTGGATTGCAGTTCGTCGAGCACAGCGGAATAGGCTGCCCGCTCTTTGTCTTTGGGAAGCGCAGGAAGCTGGCTGGGGGAAGCGGTTACGGTGCAGGGCTCTACCGAGTTGGTGGGCCTCGGAGCACGTCTTAGGGATGCACGAAGGGGGGCGGGGGATTGCGGCGGCTGACTGGATGTGTTGCTCGCCAGGCCTGATGGCTCAAGCCTGTTGGGTGCGGAGGCGTCTTCCTGAGGTGATCCAGGGCTGACAACGCTATACCGATTGAACTTGTTGATGCGAAACAATGTTCTTCTTTTTCATAGATGGATGGAAGCCCAGTTCGGGCGCAGAGAGTCGATTATGGTTCGCTACTGGACGATTCGCTGAAGTAAAGCGAAGAAGGCCTGCCTTCAGCGAAGATCGCGGTGTGGGGCACCACGGATTGCGGTCGTTGCGGCGCCGAGGGAGCGGTCGCGTGCAGTGCAGTGCGGCGCCGACATACCGATTGTGGTTCCACGCGTCGTGCTCAGGAAGCTTTGGCATCAAGCCGCTGGTGGGGCGACGTTGAGGCGCGGGTCAGGCAGATGGACTGACTGATGTGCGCCTCGTAGTGGCGACAGGGCGGTAAATCAGGCGATCAGGTATTTGTCGCGGTTCTTGCCGATCCAGGCAGGTGCTCTGCCACGGCCAGTCCACGTGGCACCCGTCTTCGGGTCGCGGTACTTGGGGGCCGGTGCGGCTTTGGGGCCGCGCTTGGCGCGCTTCGGTGCCAAGCCAATGTCCTCGGCGGTCAGGCCATAGTCCAGCACGACCTGTCGTACTTGCGCGGTGATCTCGGCCAGTTCCTTCTGGCGGGCGGCCTCGAGTTGTTCTTCGAGTTTTGCTTTTTGGGAAAGCAGGTCTTTGTAGGTTGCCATGTGGTTTCTTCCGGAAAGATCGTTGTAGTTGAAATAACCGAGGCGCAGATCACCAGTGCCAAATCGCAAAGACGTGCACGCCATCGGATATGGAAATTTTAGCTGTAATTTAAATGGGATGCATGTGCGGTGCAGCAAGGATTTCAATAAATGAGAAAGTATTGAACATTCCCGCCGAACCCAACGGCGCCTGGATCGGGCGCCCATAACCCGGCGTTGTCGCCCGAAGCATTAAAGGCGCACCACATTCGCTTTGAAATTGGGTGAGCCATCAGCGGAGTGTGGTTCTGTGCCGTTCCGCGACATCCCAGGTTCGACTGCCTTTCTCGCCTATTCGTCCGGGCAGCCAGAGGAACCCCAATTCCTCGCGCCTGATTCCTGCCGCCGCCCTGCGGCACATCCCTGCAACACCACTTCGCTGAAAAGCCGTCGCGCCCGCCGCTCCTTCGCTCGGCGGTTTCGCCGCTGCATGCCCTCTGACGTCCCTCGCGCCTCGGCGCTCAACGCCGCCTCGATCCGATGGCTTGCCGGCGGCCGGGGCGACTGGCCTTCTCAAAGCCAAGAACATGAAAACAACGATCACCCTCGACACCGACGCCTATGGCCTTTGCGAGTAGCCGGGGTATGGGTGCCTATTACAACGAGATCGATCCGTATGCAGCCGCATGGCTGCGCAACCTGATCGCCGCCGGCCACATAGCGCCGGGCGATGTTGACGAAAGAGACATTCAAGATGTGCGACCCGAAGACCTCCGGGGATATCGCCAGCACCACTTCTTTGCAGGTGTCGGCGTCTGGTCCTTGGCACTGCGCCGCGCAGGCTGGGCCGATGACCTACCTGTTTGGAGCGGTTCCTGTCCGTGCCAACCTTTCAGCGCGGCAGGCAAAGGACTTGCGTTTGATGACGAGCGGCACCTATGGCCAGCCTGGTACCACCTTATCAGCGAGTGCCGGCCTGCAATTGTTTTTGGAGAGCAGGTTGCGAGCAAGGGCGCAGACGCTTGGATCGACCTTGTACAGGATGACATGGAAGCCGTGGACTACGCCGTCGGGGCGGTCCCGTTTCCGGCTGCGGGCGTCGGTGCCCCGCACATCCGTGACCGGCTCTATTGGGTGGCCCACGCCGCAGGCCATGGACACCAGCGGTGGAGGGCAGCCCGAGCGGGCGATGGAGCCAACGCCGCTCGGTTCGAGCCCCAACGATTTGGCGTTGCTGGCGGGCTGGCCGACGCCTTGTCAGCAGGATGGTCCGAAGGGCGGCCCGTCGCAGGGCATCGATCGCCTTCCGGGCTGTGCGCCGTTGGCGTGCTGGCCGACTCCCATGGCGGGTACGCCTGCGAGGAACGGCAACAACGACAGCAGCCGCAAGACGGTGGCATTGGTCTCGGGCTGGGCCACGCCGAACGCGAGGGACTGGCACTCGGCCAGTGGCTCGCCGGAGTTCCTTGCGAAACGAGCGGAGCAGGCCCGAGGGAAGCCGCTGAGCGAGCAGGCATTCACGTTGCTTCCGGGCCCGGCCCGACAAACGGCATCTGGCGAGATGCTGATTGGCTCCTGTGCAGGGATGGAAAGTGGCGGCCAGTTGAACCCGGCGCATTCCCGCTGGCTGATGGCGCTGCCGCCCGAGTGGGACGCCTGCGCGCCTATGGCAATGCGATCAACGCGGAAGCGGCAAGGGTCTTCATTGAGCACGTGACGGAATGGTTGCGGTGACGATCGGGGACCTATGGCCGGGTTGGCCGTAGCCGCTGAGCAGGCACATCTAGCCGCGTGGCACTCGCGCGGTGCATGTACGGACATCGCACCAACCGAGAAACATCAAATGGCGCCACGCCTGTTCGATCTCTCCTTGGGGTCGTAGTGAATCGCGTCGAGCATCGCTGCCCGGCAGTCCCAGATCCGCCGCTCAGTGGGATCGAGCGGTCGAGGGTGAAGCCACCAGCCAGTCTGCCGCATCGGCTCGATAATCCGCTCCCAATAGTTGGCAAGACTCAGCGTGGTCGGAGCTCGCCAAAAGTCAGTGCAGATTCCCTTTTTATTCGGTCCATCTACGCACACGAATTGGTCCGGGCGCTTCATTGCCAGTAGTCGAGTGCCAGTGGCAAGCCCACCTAAATTTGGCGTGTCTACGAAAGCAGCCTCAAATTTTTTCACGTAGCGTTTGTAGTCTTCGAAGGTGACTGGCCCAGCGAATGGTATGCAATCCAGCGCCCGCGAGAGACCAATAGGTCGATTGATTACGAGCGTTGCGAATGAAGGATTTGCGCTCATGGCGCCGAACCACCTCCAATTTACCCCATCCGTCTTTTCGATCTTCTTTCCGGATGTGCCAGCAATTCGCTTGCGATCACCCATATCTAGTTCTCCAAAAGAGTTGGCTTCGCGGAATATCTGCGCGATTCTCTCCAGGACGTGCAGGCGACCTTCGATGCCGTGAGTTGGATCCGCCTTCACTGAGGTGACATAGGCTTGCCAGTCCATATTTTTGGTGCTGACCTTACCCTTTGCCGACTGAGGCTTGTTAGTCGGAACCCAACGTTCGAGCTCCTTTCGATTCGGTTCGACTCTGCGACAGTTGGCCCTGTATGCATGGAGCCAGTCGCGATCTATGGCAGAAGCTTCACGCCATCTTTGGGCAATCGATATGCGGAGATCGACGAACGCCTGCTCGTGAGGCGAGCCTGTCAGCAGCACGCTGGCCTCGATGTTCTCGGCGAATGCAGATGCAGTGAGGTTGTGGCTCCCGATAACCGCAGCTGTTTCGCCGCCCAAATCGAACGTATAGACCTTCGGATGAAAGAGCGAACCGTTCGGCGGATTAACCCTAAAGCTATCAAGACCTAAGAATTTTTCTAGCACGGCGGGACTCGTGACGTAATTGTGAGTTCCGACGACGAGATAGCTGAACTTCGCTTTGAGTTTGTAAGCTGTCTCGACGAGATCGTTATCGGTGGCCCACGCGACAGTCCAAGCCATGGACTCGCACTGCTTAGCCAAGCGAAGGATGGTGTCCCTAGCCACCTCGTTGCTGGTCAGATACGTCACGTTCATCGCCACCCCCTTCCGTTTTTCGCTTGTGGAAGCCGCCTTGCATTCTCGTCGGTGCAGTGTTTTGCGCCGCGTCGTCCTCTGACAATTCTCTATCGTCGTTTAATATAGGTGGGAAATAACCGTATCAGCATCCTTGTCGCGCTCGACGGTGCGGACGAGGGGCTCAAACGCGCCATCACCTCTGCCGAGCGCAGCCTCGGTGAATTGGCCGCATCAGCCAAGACCGCAGGCGACAGGGCCGCAGTGGGCATCGCCCAGGTCAAAGCCGGCGTCTCCGTCATCAGCGAGCAGATCACCACCGCCAGGACGCAACTGCTTGCTTTCCTCTCGATCAACTGGGCCGCCGGCAAGGTACAGGAGGCTGTTCAGGTTGCCGACGCCTGGAACATGATGGCCGCGCGCCTGAAGCTGGCGACCGCCGGCCAGCGCGAGTTCTCGACCGCGCAGACCGCGCTGTTCGACATCGCCCAGCGCATCGGCGTGCCGATTCAGGAGACCGCCACGCTGTACGGCAAGCTGCAGCAAGCGGTACGGATGCTCGGTGGCGAGCAGAAGGAGGCGCTCACCATCACGGAGAGCATTTCGCAGGCGCTGCGTATCTCCGGGGCGTCCGCCAACGAGACGCAATCGGCCCTGCTGCAGTTCGGCCAGGCCCTGGCGGCGGGCGTGCTGCGCGGCGAGGAGTTCAACTCGGTGGTCGAGAACAGCCCCCGGCTCGCGCAAGCCCTGGCCGATGGCTTGAACGTGCCCATTGGTCGGCTGCGCAAGATGGCGGAGGAGGGCAGGCTGACCGCCGACGTGGTGGTCAACGCGCTGCTGTCCCAGAAAAACAAGCTCGCCACCGAATACGCTCAGTTGCCGGCGACGGTCAGCCAGGCGTTCGAGCGGCTGCGCAATGCCTTCGGGCAATACATCAACCGGGTCGACCAGGCCACCGGCTTCACCGCCAAGCTGTCCGAGGCCCTGACGTGGCTCGCGCAGAACCTCGACACGGTGATGCGCTGGCTCACGCGTCTCGCCGAGGTCGGCCTCGCTGTGCTCGTCTACCGGATGATCCCCGCGCTGATCACCGCGTGGCAGACCGCGGGGGCTGCCGCTGTCACGGCAGCGAGCGCCACCTCCGCCGCCTGGGCCACGGCCAACCTGTCGGTGTCGGCCGCCATTGCCAGTGTGGGCGTGCTCCGGACCGGCTTCGCCACGTTGGGCGCGTTCCTCGTCGGCTGGGAGATCGGCACGTGGCTGTCGGAGAAGTTCGAGACCGTGCGTCGCGCCGGCATCCTCATGGTCGAGGTGCTGATCCGCTCGGTCGAGGAGTTGCAGTTTCACTGGGAGGTGTTCGCCGCCATCTTCACGTCCGACACCATCGCCGAAGCGACCAAGCGGCACCAGGCACGGCTGGACGACATGAATCGGGTCTTCGCGCAGATGTATGCGGACGCCGGCCGGGGGACGGATGCGGCCAAGGGTGCCATGAACGCGGCAGCCGGGGCCGCCGAGGAGATCGCCAAGCGCCTGGAGGCGGTGCGCCAGGGCACGCAGGAGGCGGTCGGTCGCGGCGCCGAAGCGGTCCACACGGCCCTGGAAAAGCTGAAGTCCCGGATCGGCGAAGTCGAGCAGGCGGTCTCCAAGGCCAACCAGACCGTGAACGACGCCACCGCCAGGATGGCCGAGGCGTACAAGGGGCTCACCTCCATCATCGATGGCCACCTGCAGCGCCAGGTCGAGGCGGTCAAGGCGCGCTACCAGCAGGAGCAGGCGGCGCTGGAGCGCTCGGCCCAGGCGCAGGCGGTGCAGATCGCCAAGTCGACCCAGTTGCTGGTCGAGGCCCTCACGCAGCAGACCACGCTGCGCCAACAGGCTGCGACCGAGGCGTTGAAGCTGATCGATGACGAGTCCCGCACCCGCGTCGACGCCGCCGCTCGCGAAGGCAAGACCGAGGCCGAGCGCGCGGCCAACGTGCAGCGGGTCGAGAACGAGATCCAGGCCACGCGCCGGCAGACGCTGACCCAGGCGGCCGCCGAGTACCGCCAGCACATCGACGCGCTCAACGCGGAAGCCAACCGGCATCTGGCCGAGGTGCGGCGCATCGAGGACGAGAAGCGGCAGCTGTCGATGTCGACCGAGGAGCGCATCCGCGACATCCGCCGCGCGGGGCTATCGGACTACGAGGCCCAGGAGGACCGCAAGCGCCAGGTCGCGGAATACCAAGCCAGTGCGCGTGCCGCCTTGGCCGACGGCGAATTCGACCAGGCCCGCCAGCGCGCCAGCAAGGCCATGGACCTGGCTGCCCAGGTAGCGAGTACGCAATCGAGCGAAGCCAAGCGCGCGGAGGATGCGCGCCGGCAATCCGAGCAGGCTGTCTCGCAGGTGGTCCAACTGGAAGCCCAGGCCAGGGAGGCGACCGGCCGCCGGGAATATGCGCAGGCCGAAGCCCTGACGCGGCAAGCGGACGATCTGCGCGCCCAATCTGCACAAAAGATGGCGGCTGCCGATGCGCAGGCCGTGCAGGGCAAGACGGCCGTCAACGAAGCCATCGGCCGGATCCGCGATTCGCAGGCGATCCTCAATCAGACGCTCGATGCGGAAGCCCAGGCGCACCAGCGCGCCGCGCAGTCGGCGGTGTCGGCCCGCCAGGGCATCCAGCAGACGCTGGCCCAGACCGACAGCCAGATCGCCCAGCTGACGGCCAAACTGCAGCAGGGGCTCAAGATCACCATCGATGCGGACACCCAGCGCTTCGACAAGGCCATCGCCGACCTCGACAAAGCCCTGGCCGAGCGCGAACGGCTGGTGGTCATCAAGGCCGATCTGGAGCAGGCGGAGAAGACGCTGCAGGACTACGAGCAGCGGCTCAAGGAAGGCAAGACTTTGCCGGTCGATGCCGACGTGTCCAAGGCGCTGGCGTCGCTGGATCGGCTCAACGCCTATGCTCGTGAGAATTCACAGCTCGAGCTCCGGGTCGCCACCGAGAAGGCGCGCGCCGCCATCGCCAACGTCGAAGGCATGTTGCGGGCGCTGGACCGCGTGCAGACCGAGTCGCGTCACCTTGTCGCCAGCAACGTCGACGCGGTACGTGCCGAGGTCCAGAGCCTGAACGGCATGAACACGTCATCCACCCACACGATTGCCGTGCGCCGGGTAGAGGCGAACGCCTTGGGAGGGGTGGTCGGTGGTGGCGTGCGGCAGTTTGCGGAGGGGGGACCAGTTGCGCCCGCCTTCCCGCGCATGACCGGCGGTTCGGTGCCGGGCACGGGCGACCAGGACACGGTGCCGCGCACGCTGGACGCCGGGGCGTTCGTGATCCGCAAGGCTGCTGTGCGCAAGTACGGCGCCGGGACGCTCGCACAATTGGCCAACGGCGTGGCCCGCTTCGCGACGGGCGGGGCGGTGCTGTTCGGGGGACGTGGTGGCGGCCAGCCGGGCGGAGCCAAGCGCAACCGCGATGTGGTCGAGGCCCGTCAGATGATCGAGCTCGGCCTGCAGGGCATGAGCGACTACACCTCCTGGGCGCAGCATCAGGGCGGCGCCTGGGTCAGTTCGGACATGCGCTCGCGCACGATGACGAACTACGGGAGGCAGGCTGAGCGCGACCGGCAGGCGCTCGATGCGCTGGCCGGGCGCAAGCAGCTGAGCGCCGCCGAGCGGCAGACCATCGAGCGCGTCAAGACGACCTGGCGCCAGACCATGGCTCAGCCAATGCTGTGGGGCAAGGATCTGGAGCGCGACCTGCTCGACTACATGGAGCAGCACCAGGGCGAGTTCTACCGCGACGGCGGTGTGGCGCCTTCCGACACGGTGCCCGCCATGCTGACGCCCGGCGAATACGTCGTAAACCGGCAGGCGGTGGAGCGCCACGGCGTGGCCTTCTTCGATGCCATCAACAACCTCGCGCTGCCGGCCCGCGCGCTGGCGAACACAGTCCGGGGCTACGCCACCGGCGGGCTAGTCCAGCCGCTGGCGGGCATGGCGGCCAGGGCCTCACAAGCCGTGTCGGGCGCCTGGCAGGGTGCCGACCCGGCGGCAGCGCTGTCGCAGGTGCTGGCCACCTCCATGCGCGCGCCGATGCCCGCCCACGCGGCAGAGGTGGCGCCGGCTCGCACCATCCGTGTGGAACTGGCCTCCGGAGGCCGGACGGTCGCCGCCACCATCGACGCCCGCGACGAAGCGCGGCTGCTCGAACTCCTCAAGGAAGCCCAATCCCGGGCGCTGTAACCCTGATGCAATTGAAGAACCTGGCGGACAGCGCGGTCCTCGCGCTGCCCGATGACCTGCTATGGACGGACGAACACGCCTGGACGCCCGCCGTGGCGGCGGTGTCGTACCTGCTGACCGGCGCACTGCTGGTCGAGTCGGCCGCCCGCCAGAAGGGGAGGCCCATCACGCTGGTGGGCGCCGCCGACATGGCCTGGGTGACCCGCGCGACGGTGAACACGCTGTACGCGTGGGCGGCGGCACCCAGTCGGCAGTTCGAACTGACCCACACCGATGGCCGCGTCTTCACCGTCGCGTTTCGCCATCACGAAACCGCCATCGAGGCCGAGCCGGTGACCGGTTTCCCGGCGCGGCACGCGGGCGACTTCTACCGGCTGACCGTGCGCCTCATGGAAGTGTGAAGGTGATGGCCTTCTCGCGATCGTCGGTCCAGCAGGTGCTCAGGTTCTTGGATTTGCAGCGCTCATAGGCTTTCTGACCGAGCAATTCGCGTGTCTTGAGCAGATTCTTGTCGGTCACGGTTTCCCCGCGGACGGTGTTGTCGCGCCAGCCGCAGTAATACACCTTGTGGGCCTCCTCGACATCGCGCCGGAATCTCGCCACATCCTGCGGCTTGACCTCATGGTCGGCCGGTACCGTTGCCGGGATGTGTCCAGCGAATGTCTCGAAGAACGCTTTTGTTGAGAACCGGTTGTCTGGATTGAACACCAGGCCGAGCGCGTTGCACAGCGCCCTGAAGTCAGCGTTGTCCAGGCGCGGATCGATCTCGAAACCCGGCCTCACCTCGACCTCAAACGCAACGTTGTAGCCCCGCGCACCAAACAGCAGCAGATAGGGCGATTCGTCGATGAAGAAGAACACATCGAAGCTCACTCGCCCATGCCGGTAATCGAACCGGATGCGGTCCAGTTTCTGTGCCCGCATGTCCTTGTACAGCGGCGCCAGTTCACCAAGTTTCATCGTCACCTCCAGAAGGAAATCCAACCAGCATGGCCATTCTGACAGGGGATATCAAACTCCTGGCCGCCGAGCGCCTGCTCGACACCCCCGACGGCGGCGGCCGCATGACCGGCCACGTCGTGGTCGACGGCCAGTCGAACAACCTGTTTCCCGACATCTCCGAGCTCGACCGTACCTACGGGCGCGTGTCGTTGCGCAAGTCCTTTGTCGGGGTGCTGACCGACTCGACCGACTCGTACTACGGCGCTCACGCCATCCTCGCCGAGGCGCCGACCGATCCGCGCGTCTCGGTCACGCTCTTCACCACCAAGTCATGGACCGACCGGCGCGATGCCGCCAAGGACCGCGTCGAGCGGTATCTCGCCCGCGGCGTCAAATGGCCCGGCCAGCTGCTGGAGCGGCAGCTCACCGGCCAGCGCGCCATCACGCTGTTGTTGAAGCCGTCTGATTCGCTGCCGCGCGTCGGGCAGGCGCTCGTGTTGGTGCAGGACGAGGCCAAGCCGACCGAGACCGAGCAGTATGTGCGGGTCACGCGGATCACCACGACCGAGCGCGAGTTCACCGTCAGCGAGGGCGGCGGCACCGTCAAGTTCTCGGCGATCGTGGCGACCTGCGAGATATCCGATCCGCTGCGCTACGACTTCGAGGGGCCGGCGCCCTCCAACCGCGACGACGTCTCAGCCAAGGCTGTGGTGCGCGACACGATCGTCGCCAACGCCGCCGTCTACTACGGCATCGCACCCACCGTGGCCGAGGCGAGGGTGGGGGACCTGCGCGTGCAGGTGCCGGGCCTGTTCGGGCAACTGGTGCCGTCCGCCCAGTCGGAGACACCGCTGGTGGACCTGAACGTCGCCGGCCAAGCGGTACCGCTGCTGGAGAGCGGCAGCGGCGTGCTGACCTACACCGCCAACGGCCAGGTCGCCAGCGGCCGCAACCTTTACCTGGGCAACCCGCTGGTGCCGGGCAGCCTGCGCATTGCCGGCGGCGGCTACACGTTCACCGATGCTGCGGGCCAGCTCAAATCAGGCACGAGCACCATTGGAACGGTCGACTACGCCCGAGGGCTGGTGGCTTTCAAGGACGGCACGCCAGGATATGGCGGCGACTTCCAGGTCAGCTTCCGGCCCGCCGGCGCTCCCACCCGCGTAGCCGACACCGCCGCGATCGCCATCGCCCAGGAGAACCGCGGCTACGCGTACACCATCACCCTGTCGCCGCCCCCCAAGCCGGGGGCGCTGATCGTGTCCTACATGGCGCAGGGCAAGTGGTATGACCTGCGTGACCAGGGCGACGGGGCGATCCGGGGCAGCGATTCCTCCTTCGGGGCCGGGACCCTGGACTACGTGACAGGCTCGGTGATCCTCACCACTGGCGCGCTACCGGACGCCAATACGGCCATCCTCTTTGCTTGGGGCAGCGCGGCCAGCTACTTCAACCGGGTCGCGGCGCCGGTGGAACCACCCACCGTGCGCCACACCGTGGCCCATCCAGGCATCGCGCCGGGCACGCTGCGTATCACGTGGCCCGACGGCGCGCGCCAGCGCGCGGCCACCGACGACGGGCACGGGGTGATCACGGGCGACGGATCCGGCACCGTGCGCTATGCGCGCGGCGAGCTGGTCTTCCGGCCCGGCACGCTGCCCGCTGGTGGTGCCGAACTGACCATCGACTACGAGTGGGGGCCGCCGCAGGAAGCGAACTTCGCGCACCCGCTGCGCAACGCCGATGGCACCGTCACGGTCCGGCTGGCGCAGACCGACCTCCGCCCGAACACGGTCGAGCTCGAGTTCAACCTGCTGATCGAGAACTACCAGTCGATCTCGGGCACGCCCGCCGAGATGCAGGTGGTGCAGCGTGTCGACCCGATCAAGATCGCCCGTGACACTGGCGGCGGCGCGTTTGATGCCGCCGTGGTCGGTCGGATCGACTACGCCACCGGCACCATCACCTTCCGGCCCGACACGACAGTCAACATCCCGTTCGCGCGCTACAGCGTGCAGCAGCTGGGCTGGACGGTGGAGGGAAACGAGCGCCGCCCGGTCTACCGCAACACCTTCAGCCACTGGGAATACAAGCCGGCCGGCGCGGCGATGCCCATCGACGACTCGGGCTACGTCAAGGTGCGCTACCGCGCCGCCGACGCGGCGAATGCTGCCACCGAGACGGTGACGCTCGCCCAGTTGGAAGTCGACCTGACCGACCACTACGCCGAAGCCATCGTGCCCGGCAGCGTGCGCTTCGGTCTGGGCGGCAAGGTCTACGTGGACCGGCTGGGCACGCTGGTGACCGACATCAACGCCAACACCGGGGCGGGCACCCAGGCCGGCACCATCGACTACGCCTCGGGCCGGGCGCTGCTCACCGTATGGCAGCCGGGCGCCGGCAACGTGGTGTCAATGCAGTCCTTGCTGACCGAGCTCGGTGGCCAGCCGGTCGATGAGGTGGTTTTCCGCGTGCCGGCGGCGCCCGTGCGGCCCGGCAGCCTGCAGATCCGGGCGGTGCCGCTGACAGGCGGTCAGATCACGGCCACCGCCAACGCCGACGGCACCATTGCGGCTGCAGGCATGCTCGGCACAGTGGACTACCAGACCGGCGTGGTGCGCGTGCGCTTCGGGCGCTTCATGCCCGCCGCTGGTCGGGAAGGCGAGATCTGGTACAGCGTCGATGCCGTGCGCAACGGCCAGATCTTCCAGCCACTGCCGGTGCTGGCCGACACGCTGCGCTTCAACGCGGTGGCTTTCACCTACCTGCCACTGTCGGCGGACGTGCTTGGACTCGATCCGGTCCGGCTGCCGCTTGATGGCAAGGTGCCGATCTTCCGGCCGGGGGACGTGGCTGTGGTGCATCACACCGCGACCACGCCGTTTCCCGCCAATGCGCGCGCAGGCGACACGCTGGACGTTGGCCGCGTACGCCTGTCCACCCTGCGGGTACTGGATGCCGATGGCAAGCCGGTGTCCACGGATCGGTACACCGCCGATCTCGATGCCGGCACGGTGACGCTCAAGGCATCGCCCGCCGGTCTGGCCCAGCCGCTGGTGGCCGAACACCGTATCGAAGACATGGGCCTGATCTCGGACACGCAGATCAACGGCGTGCTAACGCTCACGCGGCCACTCACGCACGACTATCCCGCGCGCGAAGCGCGGGTGTCGTCGGCACTGATCATCGGCGACCTGCAGGCCCGCGCCCACACGCTGTTCGCGCAGCAGACCTGGACGGGGGAGTGGAAGGACGTGCGCATCGGCGCCAACACCATCGCCCAGTACAACGAGACGGTGTACCCGGTGGCGGTCACCAATCGCGGAAGCATTGAAGAGCGCTGGGCGCTGATCTTTACCAACACCAACGAGTTCCGCGTGGTCGGCGAGTCGGTCGGGCAGATCGCCGTGGGCAACACCGCCACGGATCTCGCACCGATCAATCCCGAGACCCACGCGCCGTATTTCACGCTGCGCGCGGGTGGCTGGGGCTCGGGCTGGGCCGCCGGCAATGTGCTGCGCCTCTCCACTGCGGCAGCCAACTTCCCTGTGTGGGTCGCGCGCACGACGCTGCAGGGGCCTGCCACGCAGGCGAGCGATTCCTTCCAGATCCAGATTCGCGGCGACATCGATCGCTGACTTCTATCTCCATGACCATCAAGTATTTCCAGTCCAGCCAGACCGGTGCACCGCAGCTGAGCGGCCAGCGGGGCACCCTGATCGCCGTGCTCAACGCCTGTCTCGGCAATGGCTTCAACCTGCGCACGTTGACCGCGATCACCCGCGAGGGCACGGTGGCGACCGCCACGGCCGACGCTGGCCACGGCTTCCGGGAGGACGACATCGTGCTGATCGGGGGGGCCAACGAGGCGGCCTACAACGGCGAGCGCCGCATCCGCAATGTGACCACCAACACGTTTCAGTTCGACGTCGCGGCCGAGGCAGCTGAGCGTGCCACCGGGACCATCACCGCGAAGATCGCGCCACTGGGGTGGGAGATGCCGTTCTCGGGCGAGGACCGCGCGGTCTACCGGTCGCGCAACGTGACCAGCAATCGCCTGTTCCTGCGCATCGACGAGACGCCGCTCGCAGGCGATGGCAACTACGGGCGCGGCCCGCGCACGGTGCTGGCGCAGATGTGGGAAGTGCTAAACGACGTCGACAACGGCACGGGCAAGGCCGAGACGATGTGGCGCAAGGCGCAAAACGACAATGCGACGACGCGCCCCTGGGTGCTGGTGGGCGACAGCAAACGCTTCTGGCTGGCGGTGAACTGGAGCGAGAGCTACCCGAATCGCTACGCGCCGTACTTCTTTGGGGACTTCCCCTCCGCCAAGGCAGGCGATGCCTACGGTGCGCTGCTCGCCGGCTACTTCGACCTGAACATCAATTGGGCCGAACCTTCCAGCAACCTCGTCACGGACAACGTCTACTCGGTCGGAACGGGTGTTGGCAGCACAGGCATCTGGCTGGCGCGCGGGTATTCGCAACTGGGCGGCCGCATCAACGCGCAATGGGTCAGTGCCCCGGCGGGCGGTGGTAGCACGGGCCTGGGGGCGACCGCTGTGCCGTACCCGAACCCGGCGGACAACGGCATCTACGTGATGCCACTGATGATTCAGGAACAGACCGGGCCGTCGCTGCGTGGCCGGCTGCCGGGCTTGCTGTGTCCGCTGCAGTCGATTCCCGCGCCGGAGCCCTGGAAGTTTCCCGGCTTCGTGATCGATGGAACGCAGCGCGAGCTGCTGGTGGTGGGCGGCGCGGCCAGCAACGGCAACGCGCGGCTGGCCTTCGATCTGACCGGCCCCTGGGATTGATCCATGGCCGGTGAAATCCCGAGGGTCGTTGGCGCGGCCAGCCGGGTCTCGCCAGGCGCCATCGCGGGCGCGCCCACGCAGCGGGTGCTGTACAACAAGACGCCCAGCCTTGCCGGCAGCGACGCCGGCCCGTTAAGCCCGCAGGTGCGCGATGGCGTAGTGCTCAGCGCACCCGCACCGCATGCGGGTGTCTCACCAACGCGGCACAGCGAATTGCCCGCCTCGCGTGCCCTCGATTTCTGGGGCAACGGACGCATCGAGGGGCGCGTTCGCATCGAGGGTGTCCCGGCTGCGCGCCGGGTGCGCCTGTTCGAAGCGCTGACCGGTCTGCTGGTCGCCGAAGCCTGGTCGCGCCAGGACGGCTTTTATCGCTTTGACTATCTCGATCCCAGCCGCGACTTCTTCCTGCTGGCGCACGACCACGTGCGCCAGTTCAACGCCGTCATCGCTGACTGGGTCCGTCCCGAGCCCACCGTTTATCCATGATCACCCTGTCCGTACCGGTCCGGAACAGCCGATTGGCCGTGATCGGCCAGGCGCTGGATGCCGGCGCCGCGGGCAGCCTGCTGCGCTTGTATTCCGCGCCGCGCCCGGACATTGGGCAGGCGCTCGGCGAGCAGCTCCTGCTGGCCGAGGTCCGCTTGCCGAATCCGTGCATGGGAAGCCTGGAAGGGGGCCGGCTCGTGTTCGCGCCGATCGGGCAGGCGCTGTGCCGCCGCTCCGGCATCGCCGCCTGGGCACGGCTGTGCGACAGCGACGGGCGCTGGGTCGCGGATCTGGATGCGGGGCTGCCCGGCAGCGGGGCAGAAGTCGAACTGTCGAAGCTGCAGGTCTTTGCTGGTGGCGCGGTCAACGTGGAACTGGCTGAACTGATCGAATAGCGCCGTGACCGTCGATCTTGAATTCCGGGGGACGTGGAAACCTCCGAACGGCGGTAGTGCCGATCTCGACTTCGGGGACACGCGGCAAGCGGCTCCCGAGGCGGCCAGCGCCACGGTCCGAATCCGACTGGGAGCGCCCAAGGCGCGCATCCGCGTGGCCTACGATAACCTCATGAGCCGCAAGCTCGAAGGTGGTGGCCAGGTGCCGTGGCAACGCGCGCTGCGCCATGGCGCCGGCCTGCAGGATGGCTGGGACGACAGCGTGCGCGACCGCAGCGCCTCGGCGATGGCTTGGCAACCGAGCGAACCGATTGCAGCCGGAGTCGGGTTGGTCGGTGGTGACAACCAGCGCGCCCGCAGTGCCAGCCGCGTGCGGTGGCAGGGCGCGGGTTCCGTGACGTGTGCCACCGGGGATCACTTTGATCCGCTGGTGCCGCAGCATGGCGTGCTCGGCTTGCCGTGGGGCGAGGGCGGGGCCTTGTCGAGCGCCGTGCTCAGCCCCTTTGTCTGGCTGGTGCCGCGTTCGCGCGGCCAGTCGCAGGCATGGCAGCCCGCCGTGCTGCTTGCCCTGCGTGAGGCGTTCGGGTTCTCGCCTGGACGCGGGCAATCGGACCGTTGGTCGCTGCCGTGGGAGATCGGGCGACAGCCGCGCCCAGGCGAGTCGCATCTGCCGGTCGATCCTCCCGTGGTCGAGCTGGCACCCAGGTATCACCCCGATCTCGACTTCATCTGCCATGCGACCCGCCAAGGCCTCGCGTGGCGTCCGGCGCTGCGGCTCGACTTCGGCCCCCACCCGTGCGGGCAGCCGGACGCCGGCGTCCCCATCCTCAAGGTCTACTTTGTGAGCAACTCCGTCGATGTCGTGCGCCTGCCCGGCCGCGAGCACATTCCCGTCAAGAGCGTCCGGCTCTCCATCGACGAGGGTTCGTGGGCGTGGGGCTTTTCGGCCAGCCTGCCGTACCCGGCGCTGGAGCTGGTCGAGCCCACCGCGTCCGGGCCGGTGGAGATCGAAATCACGATCAACGGCGTGACCTGGGTGATGTTGGTCGAGGCCCTCGACGTGCGGCGCGAGTTCGGCCAAGCGAGCCTCGATATCCGGGGCCGCTCAACGGTCGCGTACCTGGCCGAGCCCTATGCACCGAAGCGCTCGTTTGTGCCGGCGGCACCCTTCACAGCACGCCAGCTGGCCGAGCAGGAACTGACGCGCGCGGGGCTGGTGACCGGCTTCACGCTCGACTGGCGGCTGCCGGACTGGCTGGTGCCGGAGGGCAGCTGGGGCTACCAGTCGCTGACCCCGATGGGCGTGATCGGCCGTATTACCGAAGCCGTCGGCGGCTACGTCAACGCCCATCCGCGACTCCGCACGCTGGTGGCCAAGTCCCGGTATCCGGTACTGCCATGGAGCTGGGCAACCGAGGTTCCCGACCGCACTCTGCCTATCGACGTGGTCAAGACCCTGAACCTGCGCTGGCAGGAAAAGCCCACCTTCAACGCGGTGTACGTCTGCGGCGAGCGCCAGGGCGTCTCCGGGCATGTGGTGCGCGCCGGCTCGGCGGGCGATTTGGTCGCGCCGACGGTGGTCGATGCGCTGATCACCCACGCCGATGCCGCCCGTGAGCGGGGGCGCTCGATCTTGGCCGACGTCGGCCGGCAGGCGGTCGTCACGTTGGAGTTACCGATGCTCAGTTCGCTCGGCCTGCTCGATCCGGGCCTGCTGCTCGCCGTCGGCGAGAGCGGCAAGGACTGGCGTGGCCTGGTGTGTGCCACCAGCGTCGCCGCCGACTGGAATGAATCCCTGACCGTGCGCCAGACCATCGAGGTCGAACGCCATTACCTATAGGAGCGCGCGATGCCCAACCTGTGGCGGCAGTTCGAGGATCTGCTGCCGGATTCCCCGTTGCTGGTCGGCACCGTGGTGACCTCTCACGACGACGGCACGGTCACCGTCCAACTGCTGGGCGGTGGGCTCGTGCGCGTTACAGGCGCCGGAGGGCCCGGTGACCGCCTGTTCGTGCGCGGTAGCGAGGTCGTTGGTCCCGCGCCGACGCTGCCGACAGTCGATATCGAAATCTGAATTCCCCTTTCCCTTTTGCAACTGGAACCCGCCCTTGAGGCGGGTTTCGTCTTTTTGGAGCACATCAATGAACGTACCGATGGTGGCCGATGGCATGGTGACCATGCCGCGGGCCGAATTCGAGGAACTGCTGGAGCGGGTCGCCGAGAGCGGCGCGCGTGCGGCGCTGGCCGAAGTGGGCCTGGAGGGCGAGAACGCCGCGAACGATATCCGCGAGCTGCGAGGCTTGCTGGACGCCTTCAACGAGGCCAAGCGCACCGCCTGGCAGACCATGGTCCGGATGATCACGACCGGCCTGGTGCTGGCGCTGGTGGCCGGGGCGATCATCAAGTTCGAGCTGTTCAAGGGGGCGCGATGATCGAGACGCTCTTGGGTGGTTTGCTGGGCGGGACTTTCCGTCTGGCCCCTGAACTCCTGAAGTGGCTCGACCGCAAGGGCGAGCGCGGCCACGAGCTCGCCATGCAGGACAAGGCGCTGGAGTTCGAGAAGCTGCGCGGCGCGCAGCGCATGGCTGAGATCGGTGCGAGCGCTGACGCCGCGTGGAACACGGGCGCCATTGAGGCGCTGCGCGATTCCATCACCGCGCAGGGCCAGACCTCCGGCGTGCCATGGGTCGATGCACTGTCGATCAGCGTGCGACCGGTGATTACCTACTGGTTTATGGGCTTGTATTGCGCTGCCAAGACCGCAGCCTTTGCGGGGGTGCTCACGGCCGGAGCAGGGTGGGGCGCCGCGACGGTGCAGGCGTGGACCGAAGCCGACCAAGCGCTGTGGGCCGGTGTTCTGAATTTCTGGTTTTTGGGTAGGGTATTCGATCGGGTGCGGCCGTGACTGCGGTGCCGCAAGCGGCGATCGCACTCGCCAAACGCTTCGAGGGATTTCATCGGGTGGCGAGGGTCGATCCCACCCGGGCTCAGCCGTATGTCTGTCCTGCAGGGTACTGGACGATCGGCTACGGCCATCTCTGCGATCCAACGCACTCGCCCATCGCCCAGGCCCAGGCCGAAGTCTATCTGGCGGCGGATCTCGTGACAGCGCTCAACGCGACGCTGCGCTACTGCCCCGTGCTTGCCGCCGAGCCCCAGGGCAGGCTCGCCGCCATCGTCGACTTCACCTTCAACCTCGGGGCCGGGCGGCTGCAGACCTCGACCTTGCGGCGGCGGATCAATCAGCGCGATTGGGTCGCCGTTGCGAACGAACTGCGCCGCTGGGTCTGCGGTGGGGGCAAGGTGCTACCGGGGCTGGCCGCACGTCGCGAGGCCGAAGTGACTTTGTTGCGAGCGAACTGAAGCCACGCTTGGCTTCTCCGTTGAACAGCGCGTTCATGTCGTCACACCAACCACACCGGATTTCAAGATGTCCAAGTCCATGCAATTCAAAACCCCCGTGATCGATGACGTGCTGTCTAGCAACGTAGACGCCATGCTGCAGGAGCGCCTGCTCGACCTCTTTAAATACGCTATGCGGTCCGTAGCCGTGACCCTGGCGCGCGCAGCGCAATTCGAGACCAGCGATTTCGCAAACACGGCGGTGAGCGGCTGCAACGGCTTCACGCTGGCTATCCGGCAAATCTTCCCCGGCAAGCGCGGCGCATGGCTCGGCGTCTTCGAGAGCGGGGAACAGCAGCTTGAAGTGGTTGGGCACCTCGAATAA